TGTTTTAGTTTTGCGACCCCACAGGTTTTATTGATTGCGGTTGCCGTTTTAAGTATGTACCTGAAATTATTCCTTGTAATTATGAAGCCTTAACTGAAGCAATTCTTAATGCTATTGATAAGGAAGCCGCAGAGCACGGTAATAAATTTGTTACATCTGAACGTATGGCTGTAATTGAAGAAAAAACTTATGATTATGATTCTTTAATGAGTGAATTCCAGACATTGGTTGAGCGGTTAATGACTGCTAATCAATCTAATGCTATTAAGATTACTTCAGTTGTCGAGAAGTATCTTGGTAAGGGTAAAAAGGTTGGCGATACAACCCCCGAACAAGCAGAATTTATTCATTTAATTAATACTGAAATCAAAGAAGATTTGTTAAGTTAAATTTTATCAACCCAAGACCTAAAGTGCCTTGGGTTGATTTTTTTTTAAAATTATGATATAATATTTATATAAAGTACATTTTGAAAGGAGTGTTCCGACATCCCACATCCAGTAAAATGTTTTTATTGTGGTATTCAATTTGATAGAGATAAATATCCTTTTGTTTAGATAAATGCTCGTCGGTATGCTCACGCAGAATGCGCCGATGGTGAAGAGGCTAAAAAGGCTATTCAAGAGCAAAAAGATAAAGAAGCAATGGAAGAATATATTAAAAAATTATTAAATATATCTGCTTTAACTCCAAAAATAAATAAGCAAATATTAACATATAAAAATGATTATAATTATTCTTATTCTGGCATTCATAAATCTTTGACTTATTTCTATGAAATAAAAGGGAATGATGTTTCTAAAGCAAATGGTGGCATTGGTATAGTTCCATATGTATATAAACAAGCACTCGATTATTATTATGCACTATGGGAAGCCAAGCAAAAGAATGAAACAAAAATTGAAGTAATCAATTCTTATATTCCACAAATTAAAGAGGTTGTTATAAAAAGACCTCAATTAAAACCAAAACGAAAAGAATTATTTACTTTTCTTGACGAAGAATAGGAAGTGAATAATGAGTAGTAAATATGTTGACCCCACTGCTATTATGCAAGTTATTGGGTGCGTTTATAATAATCCACGATTGTTAGATTATACAGATAAATATACAATAACAGATGATGATTTTCCTGATACATTTCATAAAACAGTGTTTGGATGTATATATAAACTTTATGAATTGGGTTCAAAGAAAATTACTTTGGAAAATATATCCGACTTTTTGGATACTCGTCCTAAAAGTCAAGCAATATATAAACAACAAAAAGGCGAAGAATGGTTATTAAAAGTAAGTGAAAATGCAAATCAATTAACTTTTGATTATTATTATGGACGAATGAAAAAAATGTCTTTACTTCGTGCATATGATAATTATGGTGTTGATGTGAGCGATATTTATGACCCTGATAACATTCTTGATACTAAAAAGAAACAATTGCAAGAAGATAATCTTGATAATTCTACATTAGATGAAATTGCTAATAAAGTCGATATGAAAATTGATTCTATTAGACTTCAATATGTAGATAATGTTTTTGGTAAAGCCCAACAAGTTGGTAGCGGCATTTTTGATTTAATTGAGCAATATAAGCAGAATCCAGAAGTAGGTATTCCTCTTTATGGTCCATTGATTAATACAGTTACTCGAGGTGCTAGACTAAAGAAATTTTATTTGCGGTCGGCGGCAACCGGAGTGGGGAAAGCAATCCCTAATAACACTTTAATTCCTACTCCTGCTGGATGGAGAAAAGTTGGAGATATTAGACCCGGAGATAAATTGTTTGGGCAAGATGGAAAAGAAACTATTGTTCTTCAAATTCATCCTCAGCCGCAGGAGAAAGAAATTTGGAAAGTAACTTTTGCAGATGGAAGAATTGCGGAATGCTGTGGAGAGCATTTATGGGAATATTGTTATAAATCTCATAGGGGATATAGTTATAGAGTTGAAGATATTCAAACTATTTATAATAGAACACTTACATTAAAAAATGGTTTAAAAAACAGTGATGGAAAAGGATATAGATTTCATATTAAACTAAATAATCCTGTTGAATATGAAGAAAAGCAATATTATCTTCCTCCTTATGTAATGGGTGCTCTACTTGGTGATGGCAGTTTTAGATATAATAATACCAATAAATCTCTTGAATTTTCTTCGGCAGATGAACAAATTCCTTCTTTAATTGCTATTGCTCTTGGAAGCAACTGGCAAAAAGGAAAAGTCCATACCATTTATGCTAAAAAAAGTTCAGAAAATAATTATAGTTGGACTTTTAGAGATAAAGAAAATCCTACTCATCCTTTTTGGGTAGAAGAAATGCTAAAAGATTATCCTAAACTTTGGAATGTTAAATCTGAAGATAAGTTTATTCCTAAAGATTATCTACAAGGTTCCATATTTCAAAGACAGTGTTTATTGCAAGGACTTATGGACACAGATGGTTCAGTTGATGAAAAAGGTAGAACTTCTTTTACAACTATTAGTCCTCAATTAAGAGATGATTTTATTGAACTTTGTAGAAGTCTTGGTTTTATCGCTACTTATTCGACAGACTTACGAGATAAATATTCAACAGGTGAATGTTATACAATTCATATTCAAGCCCCTAAAGAAATGAAGAAACATTTCTTTAGATTACAAAGAAAACATAATATTATTAAAAATTATTTAGCAAATAATAAGCGAGAAGAACATAAAGACCATTTAGCAATTATAGATATTGAAAAAACTACTGAATTATCAGATATGACTTGTTTTACAGTAGATAATGATAATCATCTGTTTTTAATGAATGATTTTATTGTTACACACAATACTCGTTCAATGATAGCCGATGCTTGTTATATTGCTTGCGAAAAAATTTATGATGAAATGTTTGGATGGATTAAAACTGGTATAAGTGAACCTGTTTTATATATTGCTACCGAGCAAGATTTGGAAGAAATCCAAACAATGATGTTAGCATTTGTTTCCAATGTTAATGAAGAGCATATTGTTAATGGACAATATGAAGATGGTGAATACGATAGAGTTAAAGAAGCAGCGAAAATATTAACTAATTCTAAACTTTATCTTGAAGAATTACCAGACTTTTCTCTTCAAGATGTTGAAAATATTATTAAAAAGAATATTCGTGACAATGATACTAAATATATATTCAACCCGAAAAGGGTGTTGGGATAATGAAACACTTTTCCACTAATCAGTGGGGTCTGCGAACTGGAAAATTTTGGAAATTCGCAGGCTAACGGGGAACCCTAAACGAGAAATCGCAAGGGAATCCCGTGGGAAATTTGGACGAAAATAGTCAATAACTTTTTGACTTCTTTCATACTAAAATGAAAGAAGGCGATAAAATGGGTATTATTTATTGTTTTACTAATAAAATAAATAATAAAAAATATATTGGATAGACTATTAATCCTAAATAGCGATATAATGCTCATAAAAGCAATTATCAAAATAGTAATAATTAGGAATATAATTCTTTGCTTCATAGAGCATTTAGAAAATATGGCTTTGAAAATTTTGATTATGAAATCTTATCCAAAGATATAGATGATATAGATTTATTAAATAAATTAGAAATATTTTATATCACTAAATTTAATACAAAAGCCCCAAATGGTTATAATGTTGAGAGTGGAGGAAAAAATGCTCCTAAACCTAAAACATTAGAACATAAGAAAAAAGAAATTTGGGGTTAGGCTAAATTAACAGAAGAAGAAGTTATTGAACTGCGAAAAGCATATAAAGCCAAGAAAAGTCCAACTGAAATTTATAATAAGAAATATAAAAATAGATTACATTATAATTCTTTTTTAAATATTTGGTCTGGACGTAGATATGGATTAATTATGCCAGAAGTTTTTGAAAAAGGACGTCATACTAAATTAACTGCTGATATAGTAAAAAAAATAAGAAAAGATAAAGAAACTTTAAATCTTTCTTATCAAAAATTAGCAGATAAATATGGTATTTCTAAATCAACAATTGCTGATATAATTAATTATAGAACTTGGAAAGATGTCTAAAAACCTGTATCGACTATTCCCTAGGTCTTATGGGCGGGGAAGTAGGGCTACTATTGATACGTAGTCGCATTTTAGGAAACGAAGTGCGTTAAATGCCGAAAAGGTGTCCTATGATAAATTATCATAGTAAGAGATAGTCAGCGCCTATGGAAACATAGGAGAACGTAGCCACGACTATATACATACTAGTATAAAAATTCTAGAAGAAATTACTCGCAAGAGTGGTGGAGTTAAATTGCGTGAAGATAATATTCTATTTATGTTATCTACTCGTTTAAAAGATATCTGTAATCAATATGGCGTATTTATTATGTCAGCAACGCAGTTAAATGGTGATTATAAAGATAGTGAAACTCCTGACCAAAACTTATTGCGTGGTGCGAAGTCTATTGCTGATAAAATCGATTATGGTGCAATTTTATTATCAGTAGTTGATGATGATTTAGTAAAATTAGAGAGTATTCTTGCTACTGGTCAATTTACTACACCAAATATTAAAATGTCTATTTATAAAAACCGTCGAGGCAGATATAAAGGAGTTTATTTATGGTGTAAGGCAGATTTAGGAACCTGCCGCATTAAACCTATGTTTTGTACAGATTATCGATATGAATTACAAAGTATCGATGATATAAGAGTAAGATTTGAAGAAGAGTCAGCGTTTGAAGATGTATAAAGGAAAAAGAATTTTAATTAATCCAGTTGATGATTATAAAGGAGATATTTTTGTTATGAATGTTGCTAAACTTGGCACACTTCACGAAAAGGCAGGTTATATTGAATATAAAATGCCTTACGCTCTTGCCAAAGCATATTTGAATATGCGTAAAGAAAGTGAAAAGAAACTTCATCCTTCAGTTTACTTGGCAAAAGTTGTTAATGAAGAATTTGGTATTAAAGGCGAATGTGTTAAGGTTATTCAGTATTAATGGTTGTATTTGATAAAGCGGAAATACGAGAAGCCTTATCAATAGAAAATATATATGAGTTAATCAATGAATGGGGTGGAGATCCTGAATATACATCTTTCGGGATTATCTCTACCACCATTTGTCATAACTATCCAGGAGAGGGAAGTCGTAAATTATATTACTATGAAAATAGTGATTTATTTAAATGCTATACCGCTTGTGATGAATCCTTTGATATTTTTGAATTAACAATCAAAGTTGCTAATATTCAAAAAGGATTAGAGTATGATTTAAACGATGCGGTGCGGTTTATCGCTCAAAGATTCGGTTTGGCTGGTCGTTATGAAACTGAAATGGAAGATGAACTAGACGACTGGAAATATTTGGAAAACTATGACCGCATTCAAGATATTAGTATCGAAACGCAAGAAGTAATTCTTAAACCTTTTGATATTGATATATTAACTCGATTTAATTATAAAATAAAAATTACTCCGTGGCTTAATGAAGATATTACGCAAGAAGTTTTAAATAAGGCTTTTATTGGTTTTTATCCAGGAGGAGACCAAATTACTATTCCGCATTTCGATATACATAATAGGTTTATAGGATTGCGCGGCCGCACTCTTTGTGAAGAGGAAGGCAAACTTTATGGAAAATATAGACCTATTAAAGTAAATAATATCATTTACAATCATCCTCTTGGAATGAATTTATACAATCTTAATAATTCAAAAGTAAATATTCCTAAATTAGATAAGGCTATTATATTTGAAGGCGAAAAAAGTGTCCTTAAATATCGTTCTTATTTTGGAATAGAGAATGACATTTCTGTTGCTTGTTGCGGCAGTAGTGTTACAAATTATCAAATTCAATTACTTCGAGATTGTGGTGCAAAAGAAATTGTTATTGCTTTTGATAGACAGTTTGAAGAACTTGGCGATGATGATTTTAAGAAACTTACAAAAAAATTAACTAATATTCATAGTAAATATAAAAACTATGTAAATATATCATTTATGTTTGATAAAGGGAAAATTACAGGATATAAAGATTCTCCAATTGATTGTGGAAAAGAAGTATTTTTAAAATTATTTAAGGAACGAATTAGTTTATGATTGGTATAGTTTGGGGTAAAACAAAAGCAAGAGCAGATAATTAGTTATCATAGATTATAGAAAATTATCATTGGAAAGGCATTAAACCAACAAAAATTAGAGATTCTAAATATACATCTAATTCAGTAGAATTTGAGAATGGTGATGTTTGGAAAGCGGTTAGTGCCGTTGAATCTGCTCGTGGAAATAAGTGTAATATATCTTACATAGATAAAGGAATAGATATTGAAACTATTCAAACAATTATTAAACACTCAACTTGTTGTCAGCCTTTTCAGGCATTTCAATTCTTTTGGGGAGAGTGAATTAATTGTATATAAAAGAATATTCAAATAAAAAGATGTGGTCTAGTCGATGAAATATCAATTAATCAATAAAGTATTTCCACCTGGATTGTCTGCGGTTGAAAAGGTCTTTTACAATCGTGGAATTAAACCAGAAAATTTAGACCATTATTTAAATACAACAGATAACGACATTCTTGACCCATAGACTATCGCAAGAATAGATAGTGGTGTTAAAATGTTGATATCACATATCTCACAAGGTGACAAAGTTCTTATTTAGGTAGATAGCGATTGTGATGGCTATACTTCTGCGGCTACACTTATTAACTACTTAAATTGTCTCTTCCCCGGCTTTGTGTAGAATAATATATCATATCGTATCCATATGGGGAAGGAACACGGCATTTTACCAGACACAATTCCAGATGGAGTAAAATTAGTAATTGCTCCTGATTCAAGTAGCAATGATTATGAACAACATAAAATCCTAAATAAGTCTGGTATTGACGTGTTAGTAATAGACCATCACGAAGCCGAGAAAATATCTGATTATGCTTGCGTTATCAACAATCAATTATGCGATTATCCTACCAAGTCATTAAGTGGCGTTGGTATGGTATATAAGTTCTGTCAAAGAATTGATTAGTGGATGGGTTGTGATTACGCAAACCTCTTTTTAGATTTAGTCGCACTCGGTATGGTGGCAGATATGATGGACTTGCGCGATTATGAGACACGGCATTTAGTTGACCGCGGCTTAAAAAATATCCGCAATCCTTATTTCAAAGAAATGGTACAACGTCAAGCATTTCCTTTGCGGAATGGTATCACTCCTTTTGGAATAGCATTTTATATTGCTCCTTTCGTTAATGCTACTGTGCGAAGTGGAACGCAAGATGAAAAGGTCATATTATTCGAGTCTATGCTTGATTATCGGGGATATGAACGAATCCCATCAACTAAACGTGGATGTAAGGGTCAAACAGAGACTCGGGTAGAACAGGCTTGTCGTAATTGTATAAACATTAAAAACAGGCAAACCGATACAAGAGACAAAAGTCTGGATGTAATTAAACGGATAATTGAAGAACAAAAATTGCTAGATAATAAGATATTAGTCATACTATTAAAAGAACAATATGCGACTGATAAAAACCTAACTGGTTTAATTGCTAATGAATTAGCAAATAAACTACAAAGACCCACCCTTATCTTAAATGAAAAAGAAGATACTTGGGAAGGTTCAGCAAGAGGATACGATAAATCAGAATTAAAAGATTTTAAACAGTTCTTAACCAATAGTGGCTATTTTGAATATACTGAGGGTTAGTGGAATGGCCCTAAAACCTTTTTTCCGTGTGTCGCGGAGGTCATTTTTATTAAAATGGCTAACGGGGAATTCTAAATATAATAGAGATATTATACATGAAAATCCCGTGGGAAGATTTTCGTTATATCTCCTAAATGAAAAAATAAAGGAGATTAATTATAATGGAAAAATATATTTATAAAATAGAAAATTTAATAAATCATAAAATTTATATTGGACAAACTAATAATTATAAAAGACGTTTTATAGAACATAAAAATAGAGGGTATAAAAAAGATACCAAAGTTTTATATTATGCTTTTGATAAATATGGAATTGAAAATTTTGATTTTTCTATTATTGAATTTGTTAAAAATTACAATGAACGTGAGAAATATTGGATAAAATATTATGATAGTTTTGAAAATGGTTATAATATGACAGAAGGCGGAGAAGAACCTCCTGTTTTCCATGGAGAAAATCATCATTTAGCAACTCATACTCAAATAGATAATGATTATATTGTTTATTTATTAAAAGAAACCAATATTTCTATAAAAGATATTGCTAAATTAACTAATTATAATACTTCTTCTATTAATAGAATTAATAAAGGAGAAATGTGGCATCAAGATAATTTAGAATATCCTATAAGAAAAAAAGGAACATTATTAGAAAAGCAAGAAAGAATTAAAAAGATACAATATGATTTATTAAATACTACTTTAACCCAAAAAGAAATTGGAGAAAAATATGGAGTTGGAAGAACTACTATTACCGCAATTAATAGAGGTCAAAATGGCTATAATCCAACTTTAAATTATCCATTACGAAAATAACCTGTATCGACTATCCCAAGTGAGATTGGGAGTAGGGCTACTATTGACACGTAGTTCGAAATGGGGTTCTGCGCGCACTCGTTCATCTAGTTAGTTGAATGATGCAAGCGCAGTAAAAGATAGTCAGGCCTTATGGAAACATAAAGGATTACCGCACGCCAATGCATTCGGCGCAGGAATTAAAAAAGATAAAGTTGATGATTTTATCAAATATTCAAACTCTTATTTAGCAAATTTGGACTTCTCCCCTTGTTATAATGTAGATTTGTTATTTACAGGGAATGATTTAAATAATAAAGATATTCTTGATTTAGCAAATCTAAAATCTATATGGGGCCAAGGAGTAGAGGAACCTTTGATTGCGATAGAACATTTAAATATTCACGGCGGAAATGTTCAATTAATGTCGCGAGATAAGAACCCTACTTTGAAGATAACCTTACCAAATGGTATGAGTTTAATCAAATTCAGGTCGTCCGAAGAAGAATATAAAAAATTATATTCTGAAACGGGTTGTGTAAGTATTAACATTATTGGAAAACCAGAACAGAACGTTTGGAATGGTATTATCAGTCCGCAAATTATTATTGAGGATTACGAAATTATAAGTCAAACAAAATACTATTTCTAATAATTACACAATGAGACCTAATAGTAATATTAGGAGGAAAATATAATTATTATGAAAAAATTATTTTTAGTATTGTTTAGTATTATTATCTTATTGAATTGTACAGTTTTTGCATCCGCTACTACAGTTCAAATGTTAAAAACCAATGTCATTTATCTGAAAGATTTATCTACTGATGAATTAAAAAGATTAGCAGAAGAACAAAAAGAATTAAAAGAAAAAATCCATTTAGAAGCAGAATTATTAAGAGAAAGAGGATATGATGAAAATTCACCCTCAATTAGTCTGTTAAAAGAACAATGGAAAAACGCAAATGATAAAGAACAAATTTATTATGAAAATTGGTATAATAAATTTTTTGGAAATGACTCTGATTGGACTAAAGAAATAGAAGAATATCCAGTAGCAACTTATGTATGGCGCTATATGAAAGGTTTAGGATATAGTGACGCGGTCGCCGCAGGTATCTTGGGTAATATGATGCTTGAATGCGGTGGCGGCACCCTTAAATTAAAATGGGATATTTATAATGATACTAAAACATTCTATGGTGTTTGTCAATGGAGTAAAACTTATCATTCCGATGTATATGGAGTAAGTTTAGAATCGCAGATGAATTATTTGCGCGATACCATTAAAGAGCAAATTGATAAATATGGCTTTGCTTATGGAGGCAATGGTTTTGATTATGAAGACTTCTTAAAATTAGAAGACGCTGATGAAGCCGCTTTATGTTTCGCTAGAGCATATGAAAGACCTAACGAAGCCCATATTCCTGTGCGAGCATATTTTGCACAAAATGCTTACAATTATTTTGTTAAGTAATTATATATGGTTATAATAGGAAAATATTTTCCTATTATAACCCTTATTTTCATTTATGGAGTTGATACTATGAAAAAATTTTAAAGGAGAATTTTAAATGCCTTTAACATCACAACAAATTGAAAATGAAATAAAAAAGTTATAGACAAAAAATCTTGAATTAGAATAGGAGATAAATTGTTTTCGTAATAAAAATTATACTGATAATTGGAAATTAAATTAGAAAATAGAAGGGCACGAAACAATTCTTAATGAATTACGAAGTAATTTAGATCCAATTCTTTCTCAACAAATTTATGATTCATATTTTTTATCAAATTAGTTAACAGATATTGTAGAAAATAAAAATAAAATTAATGAGTTATATCAATTAGCAAATTATAATATGAGTAAAATTGATTCATTAGAAACTTCTATTGATTCATTAAAAGAATCAATAGTTAAAATTGGTATAGATGCTGAAACAATGAGTAAAGCACTCAAAGAAGTTAGTGAAAAACTCAAAGAGATGGCTCCGGCCGGGGGCAGTCAAGAAAATCGTGTTCCCGAACCTGAAAGTGATTTAGAAATTTTTGACCAAATTGAACCAAATAAAAATGATGCTGAATTTTTAGAATGGCTCAATAATGCAAATAATTATTTTTATAGAGAAGAATGGTGAGAGGAGGAAGTAGACCTTGGTCTTAACTAAAAAGCAAGAAGAAGGATTAAAGATAGCAGTAGAACGTTATCGTAATAATGAGCCATATACTTGTATAGCAGGTTATGCAGGAACAGGTAAGTCGACATTAGTTAAATTTATTATTTCCGCCTTGAACGTTTATCCAGAAGATGTATGTTATGTAGCATATACCGGTAAAGCAGCGAAAGTTCTCGCAGAAAAAGGTTGCCCTAATGCGATGACGGCGCATAGATTATTATATAAATCTATTCCAAGAGACGATGGAACTTTTTATCATAAGATTAAAAGACCATTAGATTATCCTTATAAATTAATTGTAGTCGACGAAATTTCTATGCTTCCAAAAGAAATGTGGGATTTACTTTTATCTCATAATATCTATGTTATTTGCCTTGGCGACCCATTTCAGTTGCCTCCAATAGGAGAAGATAATGGAGTTCTTTATGATGCTCACATCTTCCTTGATGAAATTATGCGGCAGGCGCAAGAAAGTGAAATTATTCGTTTAACTATGGATATTCGTGAAGGTAAACCTTTACAATTATTTAGAGGTAACGAGGTTCAAGTAGTTAATAAAATTGATTTAGTTGATGGAATGTATACTTGGGCTGACTAGATTATTGTAGGTAAAAATGATACTCGTAGAAATATTAACGCGTGTATGCGAAAAATGCTTTTTGGTATTGAAGATGGCGCGCCCATTGTAGGAGATAAAGTAATCTGTTTGCGCAATGACTGGGAACACCCTAGTGAAGCAGGCGATATTGCTGTTAATGGCACTATTGGATATTTAACTAGTATTCATTATAATAAATATCATCCTTATCTTCATCCTCAATTAATTGCTGATTTTTTACCTGATACTTATAGTATTGAAGATGTAGAAAGAAGTCCTTATGATTTATTTTTTAGAAATGTAAATATGGATTATAAACTTCTTACTACTGGTGAAGAAACAGTTAATAATAAAAATTTTAAATTCTTTCCAAAGCAACATAGACCTCAAGTATATGATTATGGATATTGTATTACTTGTCATAAAGCGCAAGGTAGCGAATATGATAAAGTTTTAGTTATTGAAGAATTTTTAAAAGGTAATGAACACGCTCGTTGGCTATATACTGCTGCTACAAGAGCAAAAGAAAAACTTGTTATTGTGAGGAAATAATTATGGAAATGACTGTTAATGTAAAAGATTGTAGAAAGTTTGTAGAAGATTCTAAATTTTCTCAATTTCTTTTAAATAATACTACTGATTTTTCAGTAGCCGCTTGGGTATTATCTACTTTATTAAACGAGTTGGATAAGTATGAAGTTGATTCTAATTAAAAAATATGTTATAATATTTATATAAAATAATTATTGAGGAAGTAATTGAATGTATTTTAATTGTCATAATCATACAATGTATTCGAATCTTCGATTACTTGACTGTATTAATCAACCAAAAGATTTAATTGATAAAGCAATTGAATTAGGTCTTTCTGGAATTGCTATTACTGACCACGAATGTTTGTCAGCGCATATGGAAGTAAATCAATATGCTAAAAAACTTTTAGTAACTAATCCTGATTTTACTATTGCATTAGGTAATGAAATTTATTTAACTGATGATAGAGAATCAGGACAAAAGTATTATCACTTTATTTTAATCGCAAAAGACGCTTTAGGGCATAAAGCATTAAGAGAATTAAGTTCTATTGCTTGGTATAATTCTTATGTTGATAGACGTATGGAAAGAGTTCCAACAACAAAAGAAGAACTTGCCGAAGTTGTTCTTAAATATAAAGGACATTTAATTGCGACAACTGCTTGTATTGGCGGTGAATTAGGCACCAATATTCTTTATATGCTTGATTGTGATAGAGTTGGTGATACTATTAATAGAATGACTTATCATAATAATATTATTGAATTTATTCAATATTGTAAAAATCTATTTGATGATGATTTCTATATTGAATGCGCTCCTTCAAGCACGGCAGACCAAATCGCAGTTAATAAAATGCTATTAAAAATTGCCTCTGTTTTTGATGTTAAATTAGTTCCTGGAACTGACTCTCATTATTTAACTGCAAAAGAAAGACCAATTCATAAAGCATATCTTAATTCAAAAAATGGTGAAAGAGAAGTTGATGATTTTTATGAATTTTCTCATTTGATGGATTCTAATGAATTATATAATTTATTAAAATTATCATATGAACAGTCTGTTATTAATGAAATCATATCTAATTCATTAGAACTTCAAAAGAAAATTACTTTTTACTCTCTTGAACGCAAACAAATTATTCCAAAAGTAGAAGTTTTAGATTATCAAAAAACCTTATCTCATTTTGGTATTAATAATAATTTGCGAGATGAATTAGATAATAGTTGGCCTACTATTAAAAGTCTTTTATTATCCGATGATATCCAAGAACGGTATTGGATTAATGAATGTTTAAATGGATTAATTGATAAGGATTTGTGGAAATATGAGTATATTTCAAGAATAGAAACAGAAGCAGACATTATAAAATATATTGGTTCTGGTCTAAATGATTGCCTTTTTGCTTATTTTAATACCTTTAAACATTATATTGATTTATTTTGGGAGTGCGGTAGTATTGTAGGACCAGGGCGAGGAAGTGCTACCGGTTTTTTATCAAATTATTTACTTGGTATTACGCAACTTGACCCCATCCGTTGGAATCTCCCTTGGTGGCGTTTTCTGAATCGGGAGAGATTAGAACTACCGGATATCGATATAGACCTTGCACCATCCAAGCGCCCTTCTATATTCAACGCCATTCGCGAAGAGCGTGGTGAGTTTGGTCTCATTCAAGTAGCCACCTTCGGAACAGAAGGAACAAAATCAGCAGTCTTAACTGCTTGCCGTGGTTATAGAAGTGAAGATTATCCAGATGGTATCGACGTAGACCAAGCGCAATATATGTCCTCTTTAATTCCGCAAGAACGTGGTTTCTTATGGGATATTAAAGATGTTGTATATGGTAATCCAGAGAAAGACCGCAAACCTGTTACGACTTTTATTAGAGAAGTAAATAGATTTCCAGGTTTATTAGATATTATTATGTCTATTGCAGGTCTTGTAAATAAGCGCTCTTCTCACGCTTCTGGTGTTATTTTATATGGCGAAGACCCATATGATACAGCGGCTTTTATGAGAACTCCTAGTGGTGATTTAATTACTTGCTATGACCTACATAAAGCAGAAGCCGCAGGAGATACTAAATATGATTTCCTAGTAACAGAAGTTTCAGATAAAATTATTAAATGTATTGAATTACTTATTGAAGATGGAGTTATTAAACAAGACAGTTTAAGAAATACTTATAATAGTATTCTTCATCCAGAAGTATTAGATACAACTGATAAAAAGATTTGGGAACATCTTGCCGCAGGTGATGTTCTTGATGTATTCCAGTTTAGTGGTGGTGTCGGTTTAGCAATTGCTAAAAAACTAAAACCGCAAGACCCTCTAGAAATGACTGCGGCGAATGCTATGATGAGACTGATGAGTGAAAAAGGCGTTGAATCACAGCAAGATAGATATGCTAGAATTCAACGAGAAGGTATTCATATTTTTGATTGGGAAATGAAACAAAAAGGTTTACCAGAAAATATGATTGCTAAATTACATAAACATTGTGATAAGTATTTTGGTTGTTGTCCTATCCAAGAGCAGATGATGGAAATACTTATGGATGTTGCTGGATTTACTCTTGGAGAAGCAAACTCTGCTCGAAAGATTGTTGCTAAAAAGCAAATGGATAAAATTCCACAATTAAAAGAACAGGTATTTAGTAGATTTGATAATCATAATATTGCTGATTATTTTTGGAAATTAGCAGTAGCACCGCAATTAGGGTAAATGGCTTGCCCTTACACACCTAACCTGTTATCGCAGGGGTAAATTAATAACCCTTTTTGGGGCTAAACTTATTAATTTGCTAACGGGGAAAGTTAAGTATTAATGAAAGAATCATTAATATATACCAATCCCGTGATAAATGTCTTAATGGTCCTTTAATACATCTTAAAGGAGAAATGAAATGGTATTTTATATTTATAAATATACTAATTTAATTAATAATAAAAAATATGTTGGTTAGACTAATAATTTTCAAAGAAGAGTCAACGAACATAAAAGTTGTTCTTTTAATCCCAATAGTGTAAATTATGATGATAAAATTCATCAAGCAATTCGTAAATATGGATATAGCAACTTTAAAATTGAAATTCTTGAAATTATAACAGAGGCTAAAACATATGATTTAGTGAATGAACGTGAAAGTTATTGGATTAAAGAAGAGCAAAGTTTATTGACTCAATGGGGATATAATGTTTTAGAAGGTGGAAATAATAGTTGGAGGTCTTTTTTAACACAAGAAGATGTTGAAAAGATAAAAATGATGATTAAAGATGAAATACCTTATTCAAAAATACAAGAATATTATCCCATATCTAAAACTTTTATTTCAGGCATCAATTCTGGAAAATATTTTTATAATGAAAAAGAAATATATCCTTTATGCAGATATCGAATTTCTAATGATATCTATGATGCTTTAATTGAAGATTTAATAAAACCTGAACTGACTTTTAAAGAACTAGCACAACGATATAATTTAGGAGAATCAACTATTAAAAAATTTAATTATGGCACATTACAAAAAGGATATTATAAAGGTGAATATCCTATTAGAAAAATAACTCCACAAAAATATAAAAGACAATTGATAAAAGAATATTTATTAAACACTAATCTCCTATATAAAGATATTGTAAAATTAACTGGAACGTCTGATGAAACAGTGCGCAGAGTTAATATAGGTGCAATTGATAAAGATGAAAATTTAAAATATCCATTAAGATAAATATTGTAGAGACTATTCTGGGTGAGACCGGAAGTAGGATTACTATTGATACGTAGTTCGAAATGGTGTGCTATAATTTGTATATTATAGTAAAAGATAGTCCAGTCCTCATAGAAATATGAGAATAACTGATGCATTTAGTTTGAATCATTCTCTTCCTTATTCATTTGTTGGTATTCAAACTATTTATTTAGCATATAAATTTAATCCTATTTATTGGAATACTGCTTGCTTAATTGTTAATAGTGGCGCTACTGATGAAGAAGCAGGCGGTCAAACTGATTATGGTAAAATAGCAAAAGCAATTGGAGATATTAGAAGTGCGGGTATTAAAGTCAGTCTTGCTAATATTAACCGATCTAAATTTGGTTTCGCTCCTGACGTAGATAAGAATCAAATACTTTTCGGTCTCAAAGGATTGCTAAATGTTGGCGATGAAATTGTCCAAAAGACAATTGAAAATAGACCTTATTTTTCTGTAAAAGACTATGTAAATAAAGTTAAACCAGGTAAACAAGCAATGATTTCCCTTATTAAGGGAGGGGCTTTTGATGAATTAGAACCTGATAGAAAATTTACAATGGCTTGGTATATCTGGGATAATTGTGATAAAAAGAAAAGAATTACTCTTCAAAATATGCCAGGATTAATCAAATATGATTTAATTCCAAAAGACACAGAAGATAGAATTACTGCTTATCGAGTATATGAATTTAATCGTTATTTGAAAGCAACTTGTAAATTCACTCCTACTGATTATAAAGTAGATGAACGTGCTTATAACTTTTTGATAAAAATTTCTTGTGATGATATGATTCACGGAGATATGTTATTAGGAGTTAAACAATGGGATAAAATTTATCAATCTTATATGGATATCTTCCGTGCGTGGATTAATGAAAATAAAAACCAAATTCTTAATGATTTAAATAGTAAAATCTTTAAAGAAGATTGGGATAAATATGCGTCCGGCAATATCTCTTCTTGGGAAATGGAAGCATTATGTTTCTATTATCACGAACACGAATTATCTAATGTAAATAGATGGAAGTATGGATTCGCTGATTTCTTTAAACTTCCAGTAGAACCAGTAATTGCTTCTACGTTTGAGCGCGGAGGTAAAGATATTAATATTCTTAAATTAGATAAAATTTATGGAACTTGTATTGCGAAGAATAAAAATAAATCGACAGTTACTTTACTAACTCCTACTGGCGTTGTCGAAGTAAAGTTTAGAAAAGAATATTTTAGTTTGTTTGATAAAAGAATTAGTGAACGTGGAGAAGATGGCGCAAAACATATTGTTGAAAAATCTTGGTTTGACCGAGGTAGTATGATTGTTGTTATGGGATTCCGTTCTGGTGATAATTTTATTACAAAGAAATATGCGAAAGATTCTGGTCATCAATTATATAAAATTGATAAAGTAGAAGAAAATGGCGATTTAATTTTGCGCTCTACAAGATATCAAGGAGAGGAAGAAGAAGATGGCTAAAACATTAACCTGTCCTTTCTGCGGCCGGTCCTTTTCGTGGGTCGGCCCAATAAGGTATTGGGATGAATATATCTGTGAATGTGGCGCTAACTTATGGTTAAAAATTATTTAGCGCTTGGAGGTTAATGATGAAGTATAAATTAGTTGCCTTAATTGGCAAAGCAGGCTCTGGCAAGGATACTATTATGAAAGAAATTTTAAAATAGTTTGACCCTTATTTTCACGAGATTGTGAGTTGTACTACTCGTGCTCCACGAGACTATGAAGTTGAAGGAGTTAATTATCATTTTTTTACACTTGAAGATTTTACTAAAAAGGTTATTAATGGTGAAATGCTTGAATCAACTGAATTCAATGGTTGGTTTTATGGCACTAGTCTTGATGCTTTAAGTGAAAATGATATTAATATCGGTGTATTTAATCCTGCCGGAATTCGTTCTATTATGAAAAATCCGGATATAGATATGCGAGTATTTTATATTACTGCTAGTGATAAAACTCGATTATTAAGATAGTTAAATCGAGAAGATTTTCCAAATGTAAAAGAAATTATTAGGCGTTATTAGACAGATGAATAGGACTTTTTAACTGTTGATGATGAATTTGACCCGTAGCATATTGGTAATGATAATAGTAATGCGCCTTGGCTTGTGGCTAGTAGAGTTACTAAACATTGCGCCGACTGGTTAATTGAGGTCAACAAAGATTAATGAATAATATTCAAAACACAAAATATAGTGTGGCACTACTTATTGCCATACTATATTTGTGATGGAGGATACTAAATATATGGTTTATATAATTAAACGCAATGGAGCAGTTGTTCCATTTGACAAAGATAGAATAGTTATTGCAATTAATAAGGCATTTATTGATGTAGACGGCACACTATATGAAACTGATACCGCACACGATATTGCTGATGAAATTTATGAGAAAGCCGCTTTAAGTGACATTAACTATACGGTTGAAGAAATTCAAGATTTAGTAGAAGATTACTTAATGCGTAGTGAACGAAAAGACGTAGCCAAATCTTATATACGATATAGATATAAAAAAGAAGTTGCAAGAGATTACACCGATGATTTTATTACAGCGATTGGTGAAAAAATTAAAGGTGAAAAAATTGAAAACCAAAACGCAAATGTTGATGAACACTCTTTTGGTGGAAGATATGGTGAAGCGGCTGATTTATTAATGAAGAAATATGCTCTCGATTTTTGCGTAAGTAAAATGGCAAGAGATAATCATAATAACAATGAAGTTTATATTCACGACTTATCTGCTTATGCTGTTGGTATGCATAACTGTTTAAGTATTCCTTTTGATAAATTATTGGCAGAAGGATTTAATACTCGTCAAACTGATGTGCGTCCCGCAAATTCTGTAAATACTGCTTTCCAATTAGTAGCAGTTATTTTCCAATTACAATCTTTACAGCAATTTGGTGGTGTATCTGCTACTCATTTAGATTGGACTATGGTTCCATATGTAAGAAAAAGTTTTTGGAAACATTTTTATGATGCTTTTAAATATCATTTTGATGTTCCACATCAATATACAGGTGGACTTGCTTATAATGATTATTTAAAAAAAGTTGAAGAATGGATTATAACTCAAAAAAATCAAAATTCTCCAATTGAAAATGGTAATGTTAAAGAATATAGTTCTTTATATAATCAAGCAATGAAAATGACCGAAAAAGAAACTGTTCAAGCAGTTGAAGGTATGTATCATAATTTAAATACTCTTCAATCCAGAAGCGGTAATCAATTACCTTTTACTTCTATTAATTATGGTACTTGTACTAGTCTAGAAGGAAGAATGGTAATTAAAGCCTTGTTAGAAGGTTCTATTAAGGGTGTGGGCAAATTACATAAAACTTCTATTTTCCCTTGCGGCATTTTCCAATGTATGAAGGGCGTTAATAGAAAGCCAGGAGACCCAAATTATGACTTATTCAAATTAGCATTGCGTTCAACTGCCCAACGACTTTACCCTAATTACGCAAACGTAGATTGGTCAGGAAACGCAGGATATGATATCAATGACCCCACTACATACTTTAGCACAATGGGTTGCCGCACTGCGAACGGTTGGGATGTCAATGGACTAGGTCAGCAAAAAGATGGGCGCGGTAATATCTGCCCTGTCACTATCATCCTTCCTACGATTGCAATGGAATCTCGAAAGATATATGAATCAGGAACAAGTGGAAGCGCTTCATTAGAAGATGCATTTTTCTACTTATTAAATAAAAAAATTCACGAAGCAAAAGATATGTTAATTGAACGCTTTGAATGGATTTGTTCTCAAAATCCTGCTTCTGCTAAATTTATGTACGAAAATGGTTTAATGGCAGGTTACGATGGTAAAGATATTCGCAGCGCTCTCAAACACGGAACTTTGGTAATAGGTCAATTAGGTCTTGCAGAATGCTTACAATTATTAATTGGTACTGACCACACTTCACTTGAAGGAATGGAATTAGCAAAAAAGATTGAAAACTTTTTTAAAATTCATTGTGCTGAATTTAAAGAGAAATATAAATTAAATTTCGGTGTTTATTATACTCCTGCCGAGAATCTTTGCTATACTGCTTTAAAGAAATTCCGTGAAAAACATGGAATTATTCCAAATGTAAGTGATAGAGAATTTTTTACTAATTCTATGCACGTTCCTGTATGGAAAGAAATGAGTCCTTTTGAAAAAATTGATATTGAATCCCAACTTACTGGCTATTCTAGTGCTGGTTGTATCACTTACGTTGAACTTGATAGCGGTGTTAAAAATAATTTAGAAGCGCTTGAAACCTTAGTTAATTATGCTATGGATAAAGATATCCCATATTTTGCGATAAACGTTCCCAATGACACTTGTTTGTCTTGTGGATATACTGATGAATTTAATGATGCCTGCCCTGAATGCGGCAGTCAGGAAATTCAACAATTACGTCGTGTTACTGGCTATTTAACGGGTAATTATAAAACAGCATTTAATAAAGGTAAGCAAGCAGAAGTTGAAGAAAGAGTTAAACATAAATAAGGTTGTCCAAATTTGGACAACCTTTATAAAGCCTCTTTAAAAAATATTTATATATAATAGAAGAGGTGTGTAAAATGGCTTTAATATATAAAATTACAAATAAAATTAATAATCAATCATATATTGGAAAAACGATTCAACCTTTAAAGGTAAGATATCAAGAACATCATCAAGACTGTGCTAAATATTTAAAAAATCAAAAAACTTCTATTCCATTATATAATGCAGTTAATATTTATGGCTGGGATAATTTCACAATAGAAATTATTGAAGATAATATCCCTAATAAGTTAATTAATGAAAAAGAATAGTATTATATAAAATATTTTGATACTTATAATAATGGTTATAATGCTACTCTAGGTGGAGATGGTGGAAGAACTTGTTCAAAATTAAATGAAAGTACAGTCCAATTAATTATTCAAATATTATTAGATGAAAATAATTTAAATTCATTAGAACAAATTGCAAAATAGTTTAATATTAGTACTACAATTATATCTTCTATAAATCAAGGGAAAGCCTGGTATAATGAAACATTAAATTATCCATTAAGAAAATATAATGTAACAGGATTAAGCATTAATAAATAGACATATAATAAAATTATTAATGATATAAAGAATACAAATTTATCTTTAAATAGTATTTCTAAAAAATATAACTTAACAGAAAATTAGATATGTGCAATAAATAATGGATACGAATGTTATAATGGAAAACATCCATATTATACTCCTATTTACGAAGGGCCTTTTCCAATTAGAAGTACAAATAAAAAAATTGATATAACTAATAATATTCAAAATATATTATATGATATTATTTTTACAAAAGAATCTATGTCTAAAATTGGAGCAAAATATAATCTGCAAGGAAATACTTTAACATACATAGCCAATGGGAAAAGAAGAAAAGAACTAACTAAAGATTTTATAACTCCATTACGACATAATATAGAAATAAATAAAAAAATTTATAAAAAAATATATTCAATTAAAGAAGGTGATTAAATGCGATACTCTCGAATAATATATAATGATTTTACTGCTGCACCAGGAGTAAGTTTAACTTTTTTTGTTCAAGGGTGTCCTTGACACCAATTAGATGTAAAGGTTGCCATAATCCAGAACTCCAAGATTTCGGAGGAGGCAAGGATGTTGATGGTATTGTAATAAATGATATTATTCAAGGTATTTCAGCCAATGGTATTTAGCGCAATCTTTGTATTATGGGTGGCGAACCTCTTTGTGATGAAAACAAGTTTTTAACTTATATGATAATTGAAAATGTTAAAAAGGTATATCCAGATGTGAAAGTTTATATTTGGACTGGCTATGTTTTAGAAAACTTAGTTAAAAGTAATGATGATAGAATTAAAAGAATCTTAGATTTGACTGATACTATTATTGATGGTCCTTATATAGAAGAAGAGCGAGATATTACTCTCCATATGCGCGGCAGTAAAAATCAAAGAATAATCAATTTAATTGACTTACGAAATAAATTATGATATAATTTATGTAGAAGGTGATTAAATCTGGATACAACAAATTTTAGAATAACATCTACGCATCCAAGTTGCTATGAAGATTTTATTCCATAGGTTGGTGAAATTGTTTATGTACAAGAGACTGAATCAATATGGATATATGTTGAAGGTTAGTGGATGCCATTGTGTGATAATATAAAGGTAGATAATGATATGAATTTATATGAAATGAATCAAAATATGGTTAAGCAACTTCCTGTATTAGATATTACAGAAAAAGAACTTAACTTAATTAATCAATTACATAATATTCATGGGAATCAATATTATATGCTTCTATGTAATGATATGAAGTATTATACTATTCTTAAAGTATCTTCTGCTTGGGCTATTATGCCTACTATGTGTGAAACTCTTGGTTTAACTGTTGTTGATTGTTTAAAAAGTGTCGGTGATATTAAATCTATTGATTTAGTTCCTGATAATTCCGCAATTGAGATTTGGCTAGAAAACACAGAAGGTATATATTGTATGTATTTATTCCCATATGATGAAGGAGTTGTTGAATTCCGTGGCTAATAGATATATTGTAAGTAATTTATCAATGTTTAATTATCATAATAAAATTTATATTTATAATGATAATGGCGAAAGTGAAGAAATTGGCGAATGTAATTTAAATGACGCCGCAGAGCAAATTGCTTATCATTGTTTAAATAATGATATTGAATTTGTTCAAATTTATGGCAATGGTTTGTATTTAAGACCAATAGCAAAAAGTATAGTGCGCGAAGTAGATAAACAAAAATTGAATTATTCTAATAAAAATTTAAAGGTAAAGGTAACTATCGGATGAAATATTTAGTAAGTTCTGTTGATACATATAGAGTAAATACTGTTGAAGAAGTTGAACAATTTCACGAAGAATTAAAAAATGATGCTCATTTTACACTTGCATCTTTTGGTTATAAGCATAAGGAAATAAAGCAGAAGGGTGAAGTTATTGATGAGTATGAACTTGTTACTGTAAAAAAACTTTTTAATAATGAAAAAGAACCTGATAGCGATATTAAGATTACTTATGGGATGGACTTTTAATGAATAAATTTGAAGTAGTAAGTAGATTTAAAGATAGTAAAATTAATTTAATTCCTACTCGTAAAACTAATGGTAGTGCAGGTTATGATTTTTATGTTGCAGAAGATATTATTATTCCTCCTTACTTCGTTCAATTAGATAAAATGGAAGAATATGGTGGCCTCATTACTATGAATTTAGAAGAAGTTGCTAATAAAACAAAAGAATTAAAAGCAAGACCTACTCTTGTTTCTTCTGGAGTAAAATGTTAGTTAGATGAAGGTTTGTATCTTGAACTTTCTACCCGCAGTTCTACTCCTTTAAAGTATTGGTTAATTCTTGCCAATAGTGTAGGAATTATTGATAGTGATTATTATAATAATGAAGATAATGAGGGCGAAATCTTTTTCCAATTAATTAATTTAAGTCCTTGGTATATTAATCTTAAAGCAGGAGACTGTATTGGCCAAGGTATTATTAAACAGTATGATTTAACCGATAATGATTTTACTGATAAAATCCGTAAAGGCGGTTTTGGGTCTACTGATATTTTTGATGCCTTCTTTACTCGGCGTCAAGATGATGGAAAATGAGAATACTTGCATTTGATTAGTCCTCACGTGTAACTGGATATGCTGTTTTTGATAATGACAGATTAATCGCTTATGATAAATTCACTTGCGTTAGTGATGATATTGGTGAGCGACTCGTTCAAATTAGAAAAATGCTTTTGGGTTTAATTGCTATTTATGACCCAGATGCAGTCGCTTTTGAAGATATTTAGTTACAAAATAATATTATTAATAATGTAGAAACTTTTAAAGTTTTAGCAGAAGTTTTTGGTATATTTTATGAGACTTTAAAAGAAATTGGAATAGATTATCATATAGTTCCATCTGTTACTTGGAAAAGTAAATTAGGAATTAAAGGTGCGAAGCGTGCTGACTAGAAGCGTGCGGCCGCAGCCTACGTCGCGCAAACATATGGAGTAAAAGCCACGCAAGATGAATGTGATGCTATTTGCATTGGTGCTTATGTAAGCAATATACCTGAAGACTATGATTGGTCAGAATAAATAATTCTCATACCTCTAAATTTTAAAGTATTTAGAAATTGGAGGGAGGGAAAACCAATGCTAACATTTTTCGCAACCTATGGAACTGAAGTTATTCTTGCGGTTGTAATTTTAATTGCTACTGGCATTTGCAAATATTTCTATAATAAAGCAAAAGAAATTTAGAAACTTTATGATGGAGAAGAGAAAAAAGCAATTGACAAAGCAATTGATAAAAAACTCGAACCAATAGTTGAAGAGTTAGATGAATTACGCATGGCCCTTCAAAAGAATAAGGATTTAGAAGAATCTCATTTAAGGATAATTCTTTCTTCTTATCGTTACCGCTTAATGTCTTTATGTAAGCAGTATATAAAACAGGGCTATATTACTCCAGAACAATATGACCAATTAACTGAATTTTATAAAGTTTATCACGATTTAGGTGGTAATGGTCAAGCAAAAGAATTCTACGATAAAGCGTTAAGTCTTCCTTGTCACGGAGACGCTACAGTGGAAGTATATCACGAATAAAAAAAATAGGGAAAGTGAATTAATTCACTTTCCCTATTTTTTATTTTAACAACCTTTTATATCACAAAAAGTTTGATTAGTAATATCAATAATTTCTTGACCGTAAGTTGCAATTAAATCTGCTACTATTTCTTCGAAATATATATCCATAAGAATACCATAACTAAACATTGCCGCGTGTACTAATTCGTGACATAAAACTTTTTTAAACATTTCTCTATCTAATGATTCATAAATATAAATAGTTTTATCAATATCATCACAACATCCAATAGTAACAGAACCATCACTTCGAATTAACGTTGGATGATTGGTAGAAACCAGGATAATTTGCCAATATTCACCATTAATAACAAACATTATTTAACCTAACCGATTTTAGATGCTAAAGCCGAAACTCGTTTTTCAAGATATTGTCTTTCTTCTGGTGAAGCATCTTCAATCATTTCTACCATATCCTGTGTTAATTCTTGCATATATTTTTCTAATTCTTTAATTTGAGATGCTTTATCTCGATGCATCTCTTTTGATTCCATATAAGTTTTTCTTGTCTAATGACTGCGGCCTTCGCGTGGGTCACGCATCATCATATCATATTCAGTATAAGAACGATTACTGCCGCCATTTGAAGAACTACTACGACCACTTTGTCCAGAAGAAGAAGAGGATGAAGAGGAAGGAGTATAATACATTCTACCCTTTTCTCTGTCCATATCTCTTTCATTATACATTGGTTGAGTATAGTAATGATACTCCTTTTCTTTCTCTTTTCCTTTTTCTTTCATCGCTTCAGTAATAGTGCAATAATACATTGCTTCTTCTAAATCTTTCAACATATCAATTGCTTCTCCAAGTTCTTTAGCATCAACATCTTTTAAATTACCCATTTGACTTTGAACGCAAGCCATTAAGGACTATTTCATCATTTCATATTGACTCATACACATATTAATCCTCCTTTTTATGCCACACGTTCAACAATCAAATTGGCATTCTGAACATTGATTGGTTGAGTACTTACATTTCTTACACTAACGCTCATACAGCAATTGCGCGGAACATCAATAAATATAGCGCTAAATACATTAAAAAATTCTTCAACGGCTGCAGGAGTAACTATCATAGTAGTTGTTCCAATTGCCTCTCCTTCAATAGCAATTGCTAAAGAGATTGCTTCAACGGTACCACCAGTAGGAATTGAAATATTGCCGCCGAAACTCACTTTAAAGCGAGCCCGACTTTGGCAATTAGTAATTCCTCTTAAAGTAATAAGACCACTACCATCACGATGGACTATGGAGCAATTCCCGCAAGTTACAGTATCAGTAAATTGAACATTCTGATTCACAGGGACAACCTGTAATACATTAGCAGTTATTTCCATTTATTTTCCCTCCAATATAGTGTTTTATTACTTATTAACCAAAATAGTTACTTCCTTCGCAGCATCCGCTACTTCTAAAACCATAACCATAAGGACTATAGCAGCAGTTAGGATTTGGTACAAAGTACGCAGGAATTGGGCAAGGATCACTTAATTTACTTACCAAATAGGCGTTCTGGGCTTGCTGGGAAGCAGCAAATTTTAGTGACTGATTCTCGGCCTGTAAAGCAGAAATTCTATCTTGTGTTAAGAAATCTAAAATAGAACGAACACCTGCATTCTGATTATCAATAATATCACGAGTAGAATCGCTAATAACGTGGCGAGTATCACAAGACTGAGTTGCTAAATTATAATTGGTATCAGAGAAGCCACGTTCAATGGCTCTTTGAGTTCCACAGCAACAGTCGCTTATTTGATGAGATAAACTATTCATTGCCTGCGCTTCTTGGTAGCCTAAAGTACAAATAGCATTATCAATTCCGTGGAAACCACTCATTAAAGCATTATTTAATGCATAAGTACTATCTGCTAAACCATAAGTCTGCTGGTCTAATTTAGAAATTAAAGTCTGCTGGTCAACAGCAGCACGCACATCTTCTTGAGTGGCAGGGAGTCCATAACGCATTCCACCACCACCACCAAAACCACTACCGCCGAAGCCCCATCCGCCGGCAAATAAGAATAATAAAATTATCCACCAACCATTGTCGCCAAATAATCCATCACCATTTCTACTGGAGCCACTGGTGACAGCGGCAATGTCGGCTAAACTATACATACTATTTCCAAACATTTTCATTTCCTCCAATTAATTTAAAAATTATTTAAAACCATATTGGGCTTTAAATTTTGCAAATTCTGTATCGAAATCTAATCCTCTTTGAGCAACTAAATTTCGAGCAATTTTTTCAATCTCACTCGTTTGTCCAGTCCGTGCGAGATTTAGGAGATTTTCTCCCATTGGGGTTCCTTTCATTTGATTTTCTAATACACTCATTACTAACTGTTGTGGATTATATCCTTGCTTAATCATCCCAATCAACTAATTGGGGTCTACGTAGAACATTGGAAGATACCTCCTTTAAAATTAAAATTTAAAAACTGGTTGCGATTGCTGTGCCGCAGGCTATGACATTTCTAATAATTTACCCTCATATGTTTTTATTAATTGATTAATTACTTCTTCAAATTCTTCACGGGTAACATAAGAAGAGTCATTAGACTGGTCAGCAGGTTTAATTTGGCTTAATTCGTATAAATTTATACAAACCGTGCCATCCATATTTATAGATTTAGTATAAATTTTTTTATTTGCTACATCTGGAAAATAAAACACTGAACCATCAAAATCAATAGGAGAGGCTTTCACTTCTTCAATAGAAGAAACAGGCCTAACCTATGATATTACTTGAGGATTTATGTTCCAGTTTGTATATGGCTACTATCTATAATTAGGAATAAATTGCTATTGCTGATAGGGGTAATTCATAAATAGGCGCCTCCTTTACATTTTCATTTTCCTTACCTCTTCATTACTATATAATTTTTAAGTCAAATAAATAAATAAAAGAAACTCACACATTTTTTGATAAATTTTTCGTTGCTGCGTTTTTAATTAAATTTTTCAAACTCACAATTTTAATTGAAAAAATTTTTCTCACAATTTTAGTTGATTTTTTCACAAAAATATGTTATAATATAATAAAATAATAAATAAATAAAAAGGAGAAATCAATGTTATCGATTGCTATTTACAGTGACAATTTAAATGACGCACGACTTCTTCAATCAAAAATTTAGGATTTTCTTGTAGAGAATAAAATTTTAGCAAAAACTAAAGTATTTGATACAATGGAAAAATTTATTACAGTACCTGATACTTTCGATATTTATTTTATGGATATGGACTCAAAAGATGATGTATTAAGCATTGGAAGCCAAATGATAGATATTGACCAACAAAGTTATTTTGTATATTGGAGCAGTGATAAAGCATCTGCATATGATGTAACAAAAATTCGTGCAAATTACTTCTTATTAAAACCCATAGAACCTGGAGACTTGGAAGGTATTATGAATAGTATCAAGAAAAGAATTAAAAAAGATACTGTTATAATAAAAACTCCAGAAGGAGATAGAAGAGTATACACCAATGATTTAAATTATGTTAATATTGTAAAAAGGTGTACGTGTTATCATTTAGTAGACGGTGCAGTATTTGATGGATAGACACTGCGCGGCGCATTTGAAAAAGAAATATATCCATTACAAGAACATCCTAAATTAGCATTTATTCCACCAAGTTTATTAGTTAATATGACAAATATTAAAATATTAAACAAAGAAAGTGCAACTTTTGACAATGATGATGTTATATATTTGCCAAAGAAAGCATATGATATCATAAAAAACAAATGGTTTTTATATAACCAAATATAAAAAAAATAAGGCTCGTATCAATTAAGATACGAGCCTTATTTTTTATTTTTTATTAAGATTTACACTTGCTTCAATTTTTTTACTTATATAAGTATCTAAATCTCCAACTACTGTTGCTAAATATTCTTTAGCATCATCTGTTAGAATTAACATAACCGCGTCGGCTGACTTTTTAAAAGCCTCTTTTTGCGCTTCAATAGTAAATTCGCCTTTACTTTTTAAACTTTCAACATAAGTTTGATTTGTAGCAATAACGCAATCAGTAATTGTCTTTTCTAATAATGTCATATACTTATCATATTGAGCATTATTAGTTTTTTCTTTTACTTCTTTCATATGAGTATTTAACCATTTAATAAAATAAGTAGTTAAAACTCCTAACAGAGGTATAATACATACTTCAAAAATTTGAGCAATTAATCCAATTTCCATATATTATTCCTCCTTATTAATAATAACTTTCAGTATCCCATACAGGGATTATTTTATTTAAATAACTTGCAGTATAAGTAATTTCTTTAGCATATATATCATCTTCAACAATAGAGTCACTTAATACGGCTTCACCAGTTAATAACATTAATGACCAATTGTTATTAACATATTGACCCCACCAGGTTTCTTCAGCAACTAGTTTAGTAGCATCTTCCTTATCGATGTGATATATATTCATAGTATATACTTCACCATTTTGGCTATTAGGTACTCCATTCGCAATATCATATTGAGAAATAATATCATTTAATTCATCTATCTTACTAATATAATAAACAGACGAATTATTTTCATCTTTCTCTAATGAGCCTACTTCAACATTGTCTTTACGAATAAATTGTAAAGTCTTTACACTTTGAGGGGTGCCAACAGGACCTAAAATAGAACCTTGCTTTATCCATTTTCCATTTATATACATAAATACCCAGCCACGGCAAGGGTCATCTACTCGAGTTACAGTATGAATATAAATATCATTTTCACTTAAATCTCTATCTTCTAAAATATTAGGCTAATAAGAGTTTGTGTCTGCGTTCCAAGATAAATCTTTATCTTTAAGGTCTGAAGCAGTAAAAATATGAATTGCTTTTGGTAAATAGAAACTAAATAATTGAACATCTTGATTTCTAATTGATTCCTCTATTTGAATCTCTTCTCTATTATTTATTTCTATTTTTTCACTTCTAAAGTAAGGAATATTTGGAATATGAAAAATAAATTTTTCTCGATATCCATTATCTTTTTCTCCTATTAATAAATTAGTTGATAATTCAACTTTTGAACGTGTATATTTCTAAATATTATCTACTGAATCTTTATAAAGTTCAAAAGCAGATTTTTCTTGAATTTCAACTTCTGGAGAAGGTGCTGTTATAATTCCTATATATCTTACACTTAATAAATTTTCTTTTTTACTCTTAAATTGATATAATCTACCTGAAGGCTTATTAATATACATATCTCCAGGTAATACGTCCTATTCTAATAAAGCAAAATGATATCTTAAATTAGATAATAAATAAGTATATTTTTGAATATATTTTATTATATCATAAGAATAAATAAGATATTCTCTTTCAACACTTTCTTCTAATAAATTATCTTCATTATGCAATTTAATATAAATCCATCTTAAATCAATAACTGAATCATAAGAATTATATAAATTTAATAAAGTAGATAAATTTGAATTCCACATATAACCTTTATAATACTAATAACAATATTCATACTATTTATCAGTATTTAAAGTATTAAAATATTCTTTACTATAAAAATTATTTTTATTCCAACAATCATTTAAGAGATTTAAATCATTAATTGTATTAGGTCTATAATTAGAGATAAAATTTTCTAATGGTTCTTTCATTTGATATAATTCTGAATAAATTGCATCACAATAGTCTTCTAATTTATCTTTATATTCATATTTTAAAGTATTTTTATTAAAACCATATAAGCCCCAAGGAATTTTATTTTCTAAATCATCTACTTCAGAAGTATTACTTAAAATATTAAGCAAACTTTTATCTTTGTAATAATAATTTTTGATAGAAGGATAATTATCAATATTATTATTTATATAATCAGTAAATAATCTTACACTAAATATTTTATCAGTATCATCTACTGTCATAATTTCAACAGAACCATTACCACCATCAAAATATAAAATAGTTCCTTTAACTTCGTTAATAGGACATAATTTTGCATATACTCTAATAAAATTATCTAATATTTCGACTCTAAAGAAATCTTCTTCATAAGGATTGCTCATTGTAAGAATTGCAGAGTGAGAAGTTGTTATTCCTTCTACTGGAATGTCAACATAGAACTAATAACTTTCAGTAGCATAATTAGGATTAACTTCCCAATTTCCAAGAGTATCAATACTATATTTTCCCGCTGGTTCTATCCCTTCGCCAATCTATACTGCAATCATTCCATCACGAGTATTAACTGTTTCATCTTGATTTAAATCAGCATACATTAATTCGACTTCATCTTCTATGCCAACTAAAGATTCTGTTATAATTCTTCCATCTTCAGAATCAATCTTTCCATCACCGTTAACATCACCACGCATACGACCGGCCGGAATGGTAATTTCCTAATTCTCACTATTATTACTTATATCCGCCGCGCTTAATGCGCCGCGCAGTAAACTAGTTAAATCAACTATTTTATTAATATCTTCACTACTACAACTATAAATAATATCATCAAAAGACCAAGGATGTTCTGCAGTATAACTAAATGGAAATTCATTTAAATCGCCTTGCCCAAATAAAGGACCAGAGAAATACTTTACTTCTCTTGGTAACTAAAAATCTAAAATAGGTTTAGTTAAAGTTGCTTCAACTAATTTACCATCAATTTCTCTAACTTCACCACTTACTAACAAATCAACATCTGGGTCTCTAGTAGGCCCTAGAACTGTATTATAAATATTTTCAATTCTCTATGCTCTTTGCTAATAAAATTTAATCTGTGGTTTATCAGGGTTAGTTAAATCATAGGTCACATAAGGATCTCCATCTTCAATATCAATAGTCTAATGGAAAACTTGAATTCTTGGAGTTTGACCTGTAACACAAGCAATTAAACGATAACCAAAGCCAAAATTCTCTTCAGAATAAATATCAGAAGTTTCTTTTAAACTTTCACCAGGTATCTATCTAAATCTAATAATAGTACCATCAGGATTAATCCAGTTACCATCTTTATCACAAGGAACATTTTGATTTAAACTTGGAGAATAAATAGAGTATGTTCCATCTCCATTAGGATTTACTTCTCCAACATCTTCAAAATTAATAAAAACATAAACATTTTCTTCCGAATTGGGAAAGTCAGGAGATACTTCTTTACTATCTTCTACATAAATCTTCTACCAAATAGAGTTAGTATAAGATTTACCACAATTCATTAAGTCAATATTTAAATTCTATTCATAAGTAGAAGGCTCAACAATTGTTTCACCATTTTCATTTTTATATATTTTATTTAATTCAGCAATATCGCCATAACTAATAAAAACATAATCGCCAACATTAATAGGAGAATACCAACGAGCCTATAAGTCTTTTAATAAATCTTCAGAGCGATTCGAGAAGATTTGAGAAATTCTAAAATCTTGACCTTTCTATCCACCATAAAAACTATACATTAGATACTTCCCCCCTCAAATGTTGTAAACATAAAATCTATAATAACATTTTTCAAATCCTGTAAATAATCATTTTCAACATAAACACCCGCTAAACCTTTTATATATCTTGCTCTTGCGGCATTATACTCTGTTAAATATTTGTTATGGATTACTTCATATTGTTCCCAAAATTTTTCATTTGTTATTGTAGAATTTGGTGCCTCTTGTTCTAATTTTAACTATCTATAAGCCTTATCAAAATCAGTTTTTGCTTTTTCCATTTGACGAACTCCATCACTAACATAGTTATTAGTTTGATAAACATCAATAGTATACATTTTAGGACGTGCAAAAACCAATCTTTCCACTTTTATATCATCATCCAATTCATAAATACCAGTACGACCAACAATAATCTCTTGCCCAGAATATTTAACAACTTTACCCTCTTCATCAACATCAATCTATCCATCTATATAAAATTTTGTTCCAGGAGGGGCTTGAATACCTAATTTATAAATACTCTAACTAAAATTTTTAAATACATTTTCAGTATAAATATTAATTTTTTTTTCTTCATAATCTTTAGATAAAGATGAAATTATATAGTTATTATTATTAGGATTTGAGGCTTCATTAGAGGGTTTAATGTCTTTAGTACTGGAAATTAATCCACCGGTTCCGCCATAATCTTCTAAATTATATATAATTTGGCCTATCATATATATATTAACCTCCTTATACTCTTACCATTGCTTGATTAGTAGTAATAGACATATTACCATTATATCCCAATGGTAATGTATATTGAGTAATAATGTAATCTCCATATATATTACTCTTACTATCACTAACATAAATAATATTATTTGGTTCTAAATAATATTTTGGTACACAATTTATATTAACAGAAATATTATAATATAAATTACTATATAACATTTCTCGAATTAAATCAAAAGCCGTAGTTCCAGTAGAACTTGAAGCAAAGTATTTCATTTGAGAAGGCTTAATAGCACAATACTATTGTCCTAAAATTTGATACTCTTCTATCTACTGTAAAACTTCAGCAGTACCTGTATTTTCAATAAAGACAATATCAGGTACTTCTAATTTATACAACATTTTAATATTTTCTTTAGTAATCGCTTTAGTGCGGCGACCTATCTAATTTACTGAATAAGTATTTATTAACTAAATACTATCAATAAAATCTAACCAAAATGTTAATAAACCTGGGTCCCTATATATCGCAGGATTCCAACCTTCCCAATTATCATCGATATAATCTACCCATTCTTTTTTCCATTCTTCATTTAAAGTATCAAAATTCTAACGCCAAAACGCTAACAGTTCTTCATCATAATAGCCCGTTTCACCTGCACTCGATTGATTCAATAAGGCTTGACGATATAATTCTTCTCGCCACTCTTCGCAAGGATTACCAATTAAATCATAATAAAAATTATTTTCATAATCAAAATCATTTTTTAATTCAGGGCTATAAGTAATAACTTCTTGTAAATAGTTCGCGGCCGGCGCACTTGATAAATCAACTTTATAATTATAATAATAATCAGCCACTTCTAATAGTAACTAATTTACAAAATCATCTAATCCTGCAACTAAATAATAATCATAAATTAATTTACCATCTTCGACACTAACAATAGAAAACTATGTTTTTTCTTCCTCTTCTTTTTCTTCTTCTTTTGGTTGTTCATCATCGTACTTATTATCAGTATCCCGGTCTGGATCTATAGTTTCAGTCCAAGGCAATAAATTATTATAATCTTCATTATTGGCTAAATCAACTATAACTCCTATATCATTAACTAAAGCAGTAGAATTTTGAGAATAATAAGATGTTAAATTTTTTATCATTTTTTCTCTATTTTCTTTAGAGAACAATATTTTTCCTTCTGAATCAGTAACATCTTCAAAATTATAAATAAATTTAATATCAATCTTATCTCCGTTGCCTTGACGAATATCTTGAGGATTTGCGTCATTCATATATAAACCTGATGAATTATTTATTTTTGTAATTACTGATAAATTATTATATTCATCTACAAAATCATTAGATACAAAAATTCTGATATTATGAGTTGTTTTAAAAAGTGAAGAAATACTTTCTAAATCTTCAATACTCATTTTAGAATCTTTTAAAGTATAGACACTTATCCATTCTTCTTTTTCATCATAATATCCTAACTCTTTTTCTTTTAATTGTAATAAAATATAATATTTTTCAATTACTTCTTCCTCTTCTTCCTCTGCTAAAGTTTCTATACTAGAATCAACCTCTTCAGTCCAATCAAGAATATTATCTCCTTCAGAATCAGTATCTTCTTTTGGAGCATTATATATTCCTATTAAAAAAGATTGCTTTGATATAGTATCTGTATACATATCTAAATACTCGATATATTCAATAGCCTATTCTTTTATTGAAGCCTTATAATATCTAATCTCATTGCCCCAATAGACTCTTAAATATAGAATAAAAGAACTTTCATATGAAGAATAATTTACATAATTTTTTATTAAATAATCTGTGATATTGTCTATTATCTATTCTTCTTTTGTATTTGTTGAATCAAAATATAACTCAATAGGTTCTGGTTTAGGCACATTTATATAATCTTTATAAGTTGGCTCAAATAAATAATATAAATGTTCTTTTTTACCATTTTTATAATTTAATACTTCCCACATATATTGATTAGCCAAATCAATATAAGGTTTTTCATCTATTGCAACGTGATACTTTAAATTTTTTGTAACACCATTTGCATCTGTGCGACTTCCCCAAACAACAAAATCATTTTTAATATTATCATATCGAGGACTATTGTAATAAGATAAACTATCTTTAGCATTGTCTAATGTTTTATAATATTTAGTATCAGAAAAGGCTTTAATATAAAAATTATCATTTAATTCCATAACAGGAGTATAATAACTATTTAAATAATTTTTCTTTTCTTGAAAAACAAAATGCCCATCTAAATCATAAAAATATTCATAATTTCCAATAGTCTAAATGATTTTATCTAAAACTGCGGTGACTGGCTCACCTGCAGAAAATACTAACTCTCCTGGATAAGTAAAATCAGTTTCCATATAACCAATATCTTGTCCATAGATAAATTTATGCGCTAAAAAATTTTCATTATCTGGTGCTTTTTCACTAATCATAAAACTGCTATAATCATCAGTAAACCAAATAGGATAAGTACCCATATATTTCATACTTTGTTTAGCAACTAATTCTACATCATTAATGATAATATTTTGTTCAATCTCTTTACCATAATGACGTACTAATTCTTTTATAATAGTAAAAATTGGAATTTTTTCAATTTTTATATCGCCAAATTCATCTTCTATTTGCGCTTCGTGGAAAGTTACTGTAGCGGGTAAGGTGCCGCCGCAAGTACCATCAAGCATACACATTTTATCTTTGCCTTTTATGCTAATAGTAGCAGAAGTTGCAGTTGTTGAACTTGTTGCCTCTGTAATAACATATACTCCAATAGGAAACCAAATTATATCTCCGTAGTAAGCATATGTCTTAAAAGGATTTTTTATACCAATTTCAACTTTAATTTTTTTATTAGCAGAAATGATATTATCAATATTACTAATATCATTTTCATTTTCAGGAGCAACTAAAGTGAGTGCAAGAGTGCGGCGGACCGCAGATGCACCATTTACAGTTACAGTGCCTGCGGTCGCTATTCCTTGTATCTATCTAATAGGTTCTTCTTTAAAATTTAAAACCTATAATCTAATAAAATGTTCTTTAATGCGCATTTCGTCTAATGTTCTTAAAAATTCTATATCATTTAAATATTCTCTTGACATTGAATTTTACCTCCATTAACCTTGCCATATTCCTTTAATTTCCAAGGATGCAATGGCTCTATAATTTACTATACCGTAAGATGGCTTAGCAAAACGCAACTAATCAATATTTCTATTAATTGTTTTTAATACAAATTTATTAGTTGGTCCAATTCGAGTTCTTGTACAATCTCCGGTCATTATAACTTCACCATCAACATATTTATCACGCGCATTAAAAATAACTTCAACATTTTCATCTGCTTCAATTTCAATGGCTTCTAAACCATCAAAATGATAAATAACATAATGTCCTTCATTATCCATCCATACATCAGTTGAACTATCTTGTTCTATTGTAGATAATGGATAATAGGTCTTTAAAATTTTATTAGCCTCTTCAACCTATTCTTCATAAGACATTAATAATAAATTTTCTTCTTTTAAGAAATTATCAATTGTTTCCTCTAATTTATTACGAGTCATTTTCAATGTTATGCCATACATATCAAAAATTCTCTAACGAGTTTTTTCTTTTATAATATCCATAATATCTAATGACTAATATAAACGATAATTATATTTTTCAGAAACAGTTAAAATTTCAGGATTTCTTTCTACTTCGTGGTTATCTAAAATTTTCTAATTAGTAGTAAATAATCCACCAACCTAACCCCAATTAGCCAATTCCTATTTTTCAATAGTAACTTTTGGTAAGAAATCAACTTCCTCTATTTCTGCTACATAATTAATTAATACAGGACGAGTATATTTTAAATATAAACTATCAATATCAACATTATCTAACTAATAAACTCTTCCTGGGAACATAGTAATTTCTTTGCCATTTAATATCATAGTTATAATATTTGATTGACTTAACTCATACTATTTTAACATTAGTTCATATTTAGCAATCTATAACTATTTCTTTAGTTTATTAATTTTAGTATCATAAGTAATAGATTTTAAATTTTGTATTTCCTATTCAATATTATATTTAGGATATAACTCAACCCAAATCTATGATACTTTATTTAATTGATATTTCTTTTCATCACTTATTTCAATCTCTTCCTATTGGCGTATCCATTCAATAATATTATCCTATTCAGAGTCCCAATAGGGATTTAATTTTTGAGAAAAATGTAAATCTTTTGATTTTAAATAAATAAAATTAACTATTTCAGAAGGTAATTTTTCATAAGTGATATATTCATTTTTTACCTTATCAAAAAATCTCCAAGGCGCAAGCCCTTTATCCAACATTTCCATATATAAATCTTCTGGAATAGACATAGAATTTATATATTTACCATCGAATGCGCCGCGCACCTATCCGGGCACTATACGATATGCAGACTCAAATTGACCTATTTCATTAACTACATTATGAGAAATTGCGTCTAATGGATTAATATTATACAATTTCATATTAGCAACAGTATTTTCTGCCACTTCATAAACAGTTGAATTAAAATCAGCAATTAGACGTCCTAACTATTGATTAGGTACCAATGATACATTAACAAAAGTAACTATCATATTGCCTTCAGTAGGAGATTTATATAGTTTATATCCACCATCATTTAAGAATGCTTCAACATATTCTCGATAAATACGTTCCATAAAAACATTATTATTTGTATGGTTAAAATCAAAAATAGAATTATCATATCCACTAGAAGATATTTGAATAATATCTTCAAGTCTTAAATGTCTATCGTAAGATAAACAAAACTTTTCTGCGGGAATTACTATATTATTACCATAAATATATCCGCCCAAATAAACCTATTCCTTTGATTCAGGGTCAAAATCATATCCGACTGATTTTCTAAAGAAAGTATTTTCATCACTATGTAAAGTAATTTTTGCTCCTAATGAAAATTCTCCATAATTTGCTAACCCATTTCTCAAGATAATAGGATATTTAGAATTTAAACTATCTTGCTTTTGGAATAAACGAGTATGTTTAAATTGCTATATTTTTACATCTAAATCTAATTTTACTTGTACACCATTGCAATAAACATAACAATGCTAGAAATTAGATTGATGCGCTGGAGATAAACCTAAATCACTTAATTCATATTTGGGCGCCGAGCGCAATCCAGACACACCTTGTCTTTGAATAGCATATTTATATTTAACGCCACTTTCAACAGTATAATCTTCATATAATAAAGTCAACTTTTCATTATAAGCATCTTCATTAAACCATTCAAAGCGCGCAATATCTTCCCAAATTGTATAATTTGTTTTTTCGCTTGCACGGCTAATAAAATATACGCCATCGAGATTTTGCAAAACTGTAGTCAATTCCCAATCATAATATCCTGTTAAATCATCAAATTTTTGATATTCTCTTTGAGTAGGATTATTTTTAATATATAAACGAAGACATCCATTATCGTCAACAAAAGTATCATTATCTAATGATTTTGCCCAATTTTGGCGTTCTTCTAAAGATAAAATTATATATTTTTCTTTTTCTTTATATACAATATCAGTATCTTTAACTTTTAATCCAGTTTCTTCTTCAAAGACTTCTTTACTTTCAAAATCTCCATCATCTCCAAAACTGATAAAAGTAGCATCTATGGATAATCCAGCCAATCTCTAATAAGTTCTAAACACCGACCTAGTAGGAGCATAAAACTTATCAGCGTAGAAACCAGAATTAGTATTATCTTTTACAATAAAACTTAAATATTCTAAACTTTTTAAATAAACCTCTGTAATAGTAAAAATATAAGGTTTAGAAGAACACTGATAACCATTTTTAGTTATTATATCAAAAACTAAAGTATAATATTCATCACCCATATACTATAAAGGCTAATTGAATACTTGTTTAACTAAAGCAGTATAAGTTTCATTACCGCTTCCATTAAACTACATCCATTCAGTAGATAAATAACTATTATATTCTTCACCGACTTCTTTTCCTTCATATAATCTAAAACGATATTTATCTAAAGGTTCTTCGGCTACATTGGAATAGCCACCCTAAAATTCAGGAAAACGAGTTGATTCAACATTTTCGCTATGATTTAATATTATACTTGAAGATGCGATATTTGTTGATAAATTATTTAAAATATCAACTCGAGGCTCTGATATGGATTTAGTGATTATAACATTAGACCATTCAGAATATCCACTTACTGAAGTTTGGGACTTTTTCCATTTAAAGAAGGATACTCTATCTGTATAATCAAGTTCATTATATCCAAAACGAATTTGAATCTTATAGAACATATTATCAGCCCAACCTACTTTATCGGCTATTTTAATATCACTTCTATTAACTGTTAAAGAATAAACACCATAATTATCGACCGTTATATTGCTGTTAGTATTAGCAATGTAAATAATTCCATCATAATATCTATCTGTATCAACTACTGACTTATTATTACTTTGCTGTACAATGCGCACTGCCATATGTTTAACATTATCAAAATTAACCGTTAAAGGCAATGTAAAAGAAATTCTTAACCCTGCCGCCATTGATAAAAACGCAGGAATAGAACTTTCTACTATTGGGGGATAAATCGTATTTATATTTACAGTAGCCATATTTTACCTCCTTTATCTCATATTATCTATTTAAATTTAAAAAATAACTTTCTATAATGTGCGATATTTGCCCAAAAAGAAAAAGGATAAGGGTATATTTATACCCTTATCCTTACGTTAAAATACTTTTTAAAAATTCAGTAAAAGCATCGCTTGCGCTAAATTGCTATTTACCATTTTCGTCATAACTCATATTTATTGCGCCATTGCCTAATGAAAAACTACCATCTGATTTAATTGTATTAGTAGGAGTTCCGTCTACATCAAATCCAAATAAACCACTAATAGCACTCATAATTTCAGTACCAAATAGCATACCATTTGAAAATACTTCATTGGCTCCATTAATAGAGCCAGCGCCAATAACTGAATTTATTAATTTAGTTTTTTCAATATTTTTATCATCGATAATAGTAATTACTCCGCCATTATATCCATCAATATTTTTATTCATATCAGTAGCCAATAGCATAGTAACTGGTTGAATAAGATATGATTCAGAAACACTTGATATTTTTATCTTTATCGCGCCCATTGGAATCATAGTTTCTCCACTTTCATCTATGGGGAAATTAGCACCTTTATAAATTTGTGCTGGATAGATATAATAATCTATTGAACCATTTGAATGATTTAAATAAGAAATAAAAATATTATCATTTAATGATTGCGGTTTTGCTAAACTTACCTATTCTACTCCTTTATAAATTACTGAAATATATTCAGAACTATAAGAAGGAGTATCTCCATTTGCAGTATAAGTGACTAAATTAGGAATTTTAATTGCGGTTAAATCATCAATATTTATATCACCATATGCAATTAATATAGGTTGATAGTAATTAATGATATGACTTGATTCTTCTTTATCACCATTCATAACTTTAATAGTGGTAACAAAACGAACAAAATATTGTCCTTGGTCATTCAATTCATCATTACCAGTTACCTCAAACAATGAATCATTTTTATTACTTGATCCAATAGAAGTAGTTTTTACATTAATGGACTAAACAACATAAGAAATTTTATAATATCTATTATCATCTATTTTAGTATTATTATAAATAGTTTTACCATCAACAAAAATCTTTGGATGTAAATAAACTTTACCCCAAGTTTTTTTCTTATAAGTCAAAGGAATTGATTTTCCATATTCCTATCCTTTATCATCACTATAATTAACAATCATAGTATATGTTAAACCATTCGCGCCTTGACTGCCCTCTTTAATAAAATTAATTGTTTTATTAAAATAGTAAGTGCTACCTGTTGAAGTTTCAATTTTTAACTATAAAGTATTTAAATTTCTATTGCTATAAAATTTAGGACTTATAGTAAAATGAACTGCATTGGTCGCCGCATTAACTCGTATATTACGCATCATTGAATCTTCTGGAGACTGTTTAGCCTCAAAAATGCGGGCGCCGCTTGGCCCAAACCAAGTAACACCGGTAACTACTGTTGAAGCGTTAGTATTTATAATAGGAGTAATAACCATTTCTTTATCATAATCTGTATATGTAATATCTCCATTTACATCATATAAAAAAGTATCAATACCATTATAAAATACTCGAATATCAGTATCAATTAAAGTATTCTTTAATTCATAATCATATGGAATAACAGTATTATCATCTAATTTTATAGCAGCCTAAAAAGACACTTCAGGATAATATAAAAATTCAGATACATTAATCTAGTTTGCGCCACTCGCATATTGATAATAACTACCATCGGGCAAGCGCACATACCAATCTGCAGTTTCTATTTTATCCTATGCATCAATTAATTCTAAAAAAGTTCCAGTAGCATCAGATACTTTATTAATAGCAAAACGAGAATTAAAATATTTAACTACTCTAACTTCATTTGAAAAAGTCATTGTATTATTATAAATTATTACTAACTTAACTCGCATTTGCTAATATACATCGGAGCCACGCAAAGTTAATATATTATAATTTACTTTACTATCAATAATTTCTTCCCATCCACCACCGGCGTATTGATTATATAATTCGTGACCTGGGACAACTACTGGATTTTGTTTAAACCAATAGCATTGACAATTAGAAGGACTTAAAACATCTTTAAGAGCGTAATAAAATTTGCCTTCTAAAGTAATTGTATCAGTATCTTGCGCGAGCGACAAACCCTGAACCGCTTGAATGCCGCAATAATATAAAGAATCAGTATTATCTATATTATCAACAAAAGATATTTTAATATTCTTTACAAAAATATTAGGTTCAGTTTTATTTTCATAAATAATATTTCCTTCATTATCTTTTAAGTTGTCATATTCGGTATATCTTTCTTGGAATAAGGTAATCTTTTTTACCGCAGTTAATTTTATATTCTCCACTTTATAAATTGCATATTGTGGAGAAAAAACTAAATACTAATGTAAACTACCAACAAAATTAGCGATTTCTAATTTGCGCGTATATGTAATATTTTCATTTTCTTTATCGGTATAAAATTCTACTTTTAAACCATAGTTGCCGCTTGTGGGGTCGCCCTTAAAATCGGTTTTAAAATCTGCTGAAATTTTAATAGTTGGATATGCTAAAAAAGTACTAACAAAAGTAGCATCTTCTTTATTAGTTAAATTTTCATAAATAACTGATTCATAATATTTATCTTCTTCACCTGCGCCCGCAAGTACTGAATATGTTTTATCTGTATCCTAAAAACCATATCCCATTTCAATTACATTAGAAGCCATAAAATCATATTCTTCTTCTGTAATGGTCGCCGCACTTGCTTTACCTTCTATTAATTTCTTCGCACTAAAATCCCCACCTGGAATTTTTACATATACATTAACACCCTCATTATATACATAATTTAAATTGGTAGGAGCATAAGCCTTAAATTTACCTTGCTGATATGAAACATAATATTCACCAGTTTCGGCATTATTTAAACTAACTACTTCTGCGATAATTGTTTTATCAAAATTTAATTCACTATCACGAGCCTATGCAATTAAGTCTATTGTTTTTATTAACTCATCACTAATATATTTAGGCTTCTTTACTTTAGCCAAATAATTATCCATATTTACTCCTTTCTCTCCCTAAAATAGGGGATAATATTATCCCCTATTTTAGATTTTACTTAAATTAAGATATTGAGAAGCGTTATTAGAAAGATTAGACAATGCTTCTTGAATTTCATATTGGTCAACAACATTCGGGAATTCAGCATTAATATGAACATTTTGTTCAATTGCTTTTTCATCGAATATTGGTAATTTAGTGCTACCTAACATACTTCTTAATTGATAGTCGGTATTAGCAGTCATCATAGAAATTTGATTATCAATAGAACGAGATACTTTTACTGCGTCTAATATATTAGCAGTATCTTGTTTATTTAATACAAGTTCTTTTTCGTCTAATAAAGCCAAACGACCTTCAGAACCCCAAGAACCAGTGTATCCACCTGTATCAAATTTTTTAAGTTTATCAAGTTTGTCTGCAATAACTTCATCATTATAAGAGCCACCATCAGCAATATGTTTAACAACTTCATTTGCAGTAGGATTTCCTTGAGACGCCTGAATTAAAACATTTTCTAAATCTTTATTGCTAATATATCCACTCTTTTCAGGATCTCTTTCTGCTCTATCTGCCATTAACTATTTATAATCATCAGACTATAAATAATTAATATCATTATACAATGCTTCAGTAACATCACGGCTAATATCTCCACTGCTTTTTTTAGCGCCACCGCTGCCAGAAGTAATAGTATTATTAATATAAGCCTCATTTTTAGCAAGTTCTTCATCAGTACGTTTACTGTATTTAGCCTGCCATTCTTCAACCATTCCAATAGCCTAGGAGACATAAGACATTAATACATCGACCAATTCAGATATTTCATCACATAATTGTTGTACATAAGTTTCTAAAGAACCTAATGTGCCTTCAGTATCTGCGCCAAAGGTTTCCCAACTAGTTCCTGCAACATTCATTGCCTATTCAACGACACCTTGCCAATCTTTATAATTAACCATTAATTCAGAAATAGTTAAATTAGAATTTTCCAAGAAATGATTATAAGCATCTTCATAATCATAAATATCAGTCATTTGACCATAAAGAGTATCGTGGAAAAGAATACCACTTTCTTCTACACCTTTGTTCAATTCATCTAATAAATAGCGTTGACGTTCAGTGTAATATTCTTGTAATGCGATTAATTGGTCTTGATAGTCAGCCGCATTTTTATCTAAATCCATTAAAGCATCTTTATACTCAATTTGATTTTCAATCAATTGTTGAGATACATCATCGATATAATCTTTAGCCAATTGGTCTAATTCAAATAAAGCATCTTCATATTTCTATGTAGCATCTTCAATAGATTCTTCATCAGCGTCATATGCATAAGTCCAATTACCTGCGGCGTCGCGCACCAAGCGCATAGAGGTCTTACTATTTTGCGCTTCCATTAAAGCAATTTCAGCCAATTGTAAATCATATCTCTTTTGGAGAATATCTAAATCAAATTGACTCATATCTACGCCTGCTTTTTGCAGTTCGTAAATCTATTGCTGAATATCTCTTAATTTAGACTTTGCTAATAAATCATTTTCATCTTGGATAGCAGAATTTAATTGACGATTTAATTTATTTAATTCATAAAGTTTTGTAGCATCGTCTAAATATTCATCTTGAATAGTTTTAGCCTATTCATAATTTTGCTGGAATAATTCTAATGTAGAGAATGGACTTAAAGCGTCACTCATTGTATTGACTGCTAATTCCATTCGCATTTCAAATAATTCAGCCGCAGCATTTAAAGTTTCTTCCCAAGAGCCAAGAAATTCTTCAGAAGCACTTTCTAATTCGTGCTTTAATTCTTCAACTTGGTTTTCCCAGAATTTAACAGATGTCTCGTCGTTGTCCGCCGCTCGGTTAGCCAAGGCCTCTTGCGCTTGTTTAGTGGCGGCCGCAAGCCCATCCATTTGCTGCTTTAAGATACCCATTTTATTAACCATAGTTTCGACTCTCATAGTACCAATGCGGACTTTTAAAGTCTAATCAAGCATTGTTCTACCTGACAAGTCGATTATGTTATTAAAATGGTCTAACATAGATACATATTTATCTAGCCTATCAGTTTGAATATCAATTTCTTCAAGTGCTAATTCAAGAACATTCTAAACTAATTCTTCCATCTCTTTACGAAGTTCTAGAATATCTTTATTAACATCAATTAAATCACTTTGATATTCTAATATCTATTCATCAAACATTTGCTCATATCCCGGGTATTGCGCTTTCGCCGCATTTAATTCATCAATGCCTTGGCGCAATGTAGCACCCTTTTCAAACAACTAAAGCATTTCTTGCTCTTGATACTGGAAACCTTCAAGCATTGCTTCAATTGTTTGTTTATTTCCGTGAGCCTGTAATAATAATTTTTCTTGATAATAATTTAATCTTTCAATCTGATAATCAATCTGTTTTACACGCCAATCAATTCTATTGGTAATATCTTCTAACGCTTTTTCAGCCTATTCACGTTCCTTATCAGCAATTGAAGCAACATTATCATCAATTTTAGATTGTAATTCAGTAGCCTAATCTAAATCAAAACTTATATCTCTTAACCAAGCCTCTGCTTTATCTTCACTGCCGGTTTCCTGCAGAATTTCTTGGTATTTATCTTCCATTTGTGCATATAAATCACTTAAGTTAGCAATTTCACCATCATCAGTTAACTTAATTTCAAATTCTGGATGTTTAGCATTAAATTCTTTAACTTTTTCCTTTAGAAGTTTCTTCCAAGTTTTAATTTGGTCTTCGAGGATTTTTTGCTCTTCTTCAAGAAGTTCAATTTCTTCTTTGATGTATTTACTTGCGTCTTCTGGATTTAGGCCTTCACGTTGAGCCTCCAAGCGTTTGCGTTTACTTTCGCTTGTTGACATGCGCTTATCTTGAAGTTCATCATAAGCAGAACCTGAGGAACCTCCTCCACCGCCACCTGAACCTTGATATGGGTTGGTTACTGGAGTACTATTTCCTGGACCAGTAAGTATTTCCATATTAGATTTAGCATCACCAGGAATAAGTCCACTAAAGCCTAAATCTGCTAATTGATTTTCAGCCTATATTAATAGTTTTTCTGCCTAAAGAGGTCTTGAACTTGATAAAGCCAATCCTTGTTGCATTAAACTTAAAGCACTAATTAATTGCTAAAATCCCTCAGGGGACAATTTAGTTTCACCTATTGCTGCTAACCAAGTTGCAACTTTTTCAGCCTCAATATTTGATGTTAATAAGCCATTTAATAATTCATTAAAATCGCCTTTACCATTTACATATAAATTTACGGCTTCTGTATTTTGAACTTCACTAATAATTTCCTAAAATTCTTCAAGGTTACCTTCAAAGCCTACTTTTAATCGAATTTCATTCTAAATATCTTCAAATAAATCTTCAGTACTAATTTCACCTTTACTCCAAGCATTTAGAATATGGTCACGATTTTTTATATATTCTTCACTAACTTTAACACCAAAAGCATTTTCTAATTGCTATTGTATATCGCGAATTGCATTATTATATTCGTCACCTTTTAAATCATCTAAAGATTCAGTTAATTTTCCAATGGCCTATGCTGCTTTATTAACTTCAATTTCTTTAATCTATTTAGAAAACTCTTCGGCCGCGGCAGCACACGCTTCAGTATTACCCTTATTATCATTAAGAGCCTTATTATATTTCTAAAATGCCGTCGCATATTCTTCACTATCAGCACCTAATTTATACAAAGCATTTCTTGAAGTTTCATCGGAAAAATCAAAATCTTTATCAGATGTTAAATCATTAATATTATTATAATTATATAATCTTTGCTCTTTATCTTTAGCAATAACTGCATTTAAATCAGCATTATGAGCATCTTTTAATTGCGTTAAATAATTAGCGGCTTCTGTTTCATTTAATTCTTCAAGATTAACATTTTTATCTATATCTAAAAACTGTTTTAAAGCATCACTGTCAGAACTTTGATCTATAGCAAAATTTAAAAGCGCTTTTGCAGAAGTTTTACCAAGTTCTCCAGTATCAAAATAGTCTTGTACTACAATACTATTAATACCTTCTGTAAGTTCTTGTCCATATCTAGCCTTTTCTACAATTTCTTCTGAAACTTCTTCTGGAGATTTTTTATTCTACACCATAAATTCTTCAGAATTAATCCAAAAACCTTCAATAGCATCTCCAAGTTGCTCAACTTGTTCTTTAGAGATTATATCGCCAACTTTAACGTCGCCTAATAGTTTATATAGCGTTTCAAGACGTGAAATAAAATTATTGAGTTTATCAATAGGTAATTCACCGGCCACTTTAGCCATTTGGTTAACAAAAGTACTAATATCAATACTATCAAGAGTAATACCTAAAGCAAGCAATTCATTTTTAAATCTATTAACTGCATCGGGTGATTCCCAATCAAAATTATTAATTAGATTAATAAAATCATCTTGCTAATCTTGGTCAATACTTCCCCACATTTCAGATAAAGTATTTTCTAATTGTCGCTTTCCATCTTCTCCCAAAGATAAATAAGCCTATCTTAATGCACCGGATAACCCTTTTGCAGCATAAAGTGAAACATTATCAAAAGTCTTTGATAAACCAAGGTCAGTAATAGCATTTGCTGTTTCCTCGGCTTTACCTAATATAAAACTTGTTAATGTGCCTTCTTCTATTTGGAAATAATTTTCTAATTCTTTTTGCTATTTCGTTGTTAATTTTCCTATATCTGTTTTTAATTTATCTCTTACTAACTAATCCTATGATACATTTTCAAAATTTTTATTTTTAATAAAAGAAATAAGTCCTTCGCTTGCCGAATCTAAAATATTATTAGCAATATTGTTTGCGGTTCCCGCATTTTCTATAGCACGAGACGCAGCAACACTATCAATAATACTTTTCGTATCATAAACTTCTTCTTTATATTTACCATCTGCTTGTTTAACTTGGATAACAAAAGTTCCATCACTACGGACTATATTGCCTTGATTTAACCAATTACCTTCACCAAAGAATTCATTTAAAATCTTTTCAGTTTCTGTACCTTCTTGTATGTTTGCATCACTGCCACTATATTTATTTAACTAGTCTTCAATAAATTTCTTATTGGTTTCAATCTCTTTATTGACAATGGCATTGGTTAATTGAACTTCACCATCTCTATCAGCAAATTTTTCATCTAAATTTCTAATAGCATTTTCTTGTTCTAAAGTTAATAATTCATTATTTCTTTCTAATGTTTTATTATTATCTATTATTGCTTGTTGATTATTTTGAATTGCTTCAACAATTTTATCAATATTAAAGTATTGTGTAAAATTATAACCTTTTCCAAATAAACTTTCAAGTTCACCTGAAGTTAATGAATCAAGTTTATCATAATTATTTAATAAGGTTTCTCGCAAGTGTTCAAACGCAGAATTATAATTTTCATCATAATATTCCGCATATTCTGGAATAACCTAATTTATTATATTCGAAATATTATTATCTTTATTTAAATTATATCTATCCTAATTAGTTCTCTAATCGGCTTCTAAAACTCCATAAGTTTTACCGATAACACCTTTATTTATTTCAAACTAATGTTCTTTTCTGCTTTCTGGGTCAATATAAATTTCGCCAGTATCATAAACTTCATATTCTAATTCAGGAACTAATTTTAATAATTTTAAAGCCTCTTCATTTGCTGCACTTAAAGCATTTTTCCATTCTTCAGTACCTTTTGTACAACTTTCTAAAGCCTTTTGAGCATTATCATAAGAATTAAAAGCACTATTTAATTCATTTGCTTTCTATTTAGTTTCTTCTAATTTAGTTCTTAAAGCCTCGGCAGATTCTTCAGAACTCTTTAATATTCCTTCTAAAGAATTCTTTTTAGCATTTTCAATTGCTTTAATTAAAAGAGCAATTGCGGCTGCTATAGCACCAATAATAATAATCCATTTTGCAACAGGTAATAATGCTTTTTTTAATGCAGCATTAAATAACTCTACATTAGTTGCTGCACCTGCATAACTCTCTCCTAAAAGTTTATTTGTAACTACTTGTCTTATAGTTTGACCTTCAGTTGCTTTAAGTCCAAAAACAGATGCTAATAAAGTAGGAATAAATCCTCCTTCAATAGATTTAGATATTGCTGAAATTCCAGTAGAAAGAGCAGAGAATCCATTAATAATAGAAGGTAAAGACATACTAACAGATAACATTACACTACTAAATTTTTCACCAAAACTTAAATCTTCATTGTTTAAAACCTAAATTGCACTGTGTAATCCTATAAAACCTGCGGTTAAAGATGTTACGCCTTCTATAGTAGAAGATAATCCTTCTGAAAATATTTCAGTTGTATCTTTTTCATTAAAATTACCATTAAGATTTTCATTTATGTCTTGGATGACTTTACCGTGCTCTTCATCTTTTTTCTTTTTTTCTGCATCTAAATCAGTACCTTCTTGCAGATTTCTTGCTAAATTGCGAGCCTCTTCTCGACCTTCAGTTAATCCATTAATATAATCATCTAATGCGTGAGACTGTTCTTTAAATCCGCCAGTTGTATTTTCTAATTCTTCATCTAATTTTCTATTTGCTTCTGCTATTGCATCTACATCGCCTTTGGCTTCACGAACTTTTCTTTTATAATTTTCAATTATTTTTATCTACTCATCAGTTGCACCATACTCTTGAAGTTTTGCTTTACCTAAGCCTTTAAAATCCTTGCTCATTACGCGTTTTCGTAATTCATCTTTTTTTGGATTATTACTATTTAAATCTTGCTAATATAAACTATTAATTTGTTCGATATAATCTTGATGACCTGACTAAATTAATCTATCTTCTATTGCTACTCTATCATTTTTATTATTAGATATATTCTAACTAATTGCTACACGCTATTCAGATAAATTATTAGCAACTCCCATTTTTTCTTTAATTAAATTTAAAGAAAATTCATCTATTTCATTATTATTTACCTTATTTGCTAATTCGTTTGTCCACGCTGATTGATTCTGTAAATTAGCAAAAGCAATATCATTAGTTCGGCCAAAATCTGCATTTAACAAAGCCTCATTTGCTTCATCTTGCATACGTCTAGCCGTTCCTTTTACTCCATCTGTAATAATAGGTAAATTATTTATTGAACGACTAATTTCTTTAGTTAAATTCGGGCCTAATCCCCTTAATAATGCCGAACCTACGACTGCTAAAACTCCTGGTAAACCTCCAAGAGAGTCAATTAATTTTTCAATTATTCCTAAAGTTCCTTCTAAACCATTATTAATACCTATAAAGAAATCTTCATCAATTAAACTATCATAAATGCCTTCTGCGGCCGCGCGCACACGCTTACTTGAGGCTTCCCAACTTTCAGCGTAAACTTCCGCCTGTCTTTCTAATTCTCCAGTAGAAGAATAAGCAGTATTTAAATTTTCTTGGAATGTACTCCAATTATCCATTAATGCGATTAATTGAGCATATTGACGTACGCCTGCTACAGTTTGCGCGGTTGCGATTTGAGTATCTTTACTTAAAGTTCCCCATTTAGCACCTAATTCATTTAAAATAACATCCATTTGCTTTACTTCGCCATTGGCATCTTTAATACTGATACCAATCTTATCTAAAGCCTATGAATATTTATTTAAAGTAGTGCCATCATCCATAGTTTCTCCCAGATTCAAACCTTGAACACGAGAGAATAATGTTTTTAAAGCGTTACCAACTACATCTGCGTTTTGACGAGTTTCGGCAGTGATAGTAGCAAGAGCAGTAGTTGCATATTCATAACTTAAACCTACAGTTTCTGCTACTGCTGCGAATTTCTCTAATCCAGTTGCAATTTCATCAGTACTAGAAGCGGTTGCCGCACCTAACGCAGTCATAACATCAGCATAGTATTCTAATGATTTACTGCCATTATCAAAGTTATTCCAAATAGCAGTCAGATAGTCAGATACTTCTTTTACAGATTCGCCAGTAACATTTGATACTTTTGTTGTAATATTAGTTCTTGCTTTTACTTCTGAATCACTTAAACCCTATTGATAGTAAATTAATGATGCATCAGTATAAGCAGTGGTAGTTACGCTTAATGCCTTTGCTGCTTTATTGGCTTCTTTAGCAAATTTAGCCATCTATTCAGCATTCTATCCACTAACAATTCTAATATTATTTAATGATTTATTTAAATCTTGAGCATATCCATATGAAGTCTATAAAGCACCCATAAAGCCATGCATCATACTTGAAGAAAATTGCCACTTAATTGTATTTTTCATAGTAGTGGCAAAATCCTATAGCATTTTATTACTCTTTTTTAAAGGTAATTCTGCCGTCGAAATTGACTGTGCTAATTTTAAAAAAGTTTTCTAGCCTTCAATACCTAGACTGGAAAGTTCTCTTGAATAATCACTTAAACTTTTTCCTGATTTGGATAAAGACTATGAAAATTTAGAAATATCTAATTTGCCAGTATTTACATTTGTCGCACTTTTTATAGCCGCTTTTAAAGAGGTTACTGTATTTAAAGCATCTTTAAAATCTGCGTTGATTTGCTATCCAGCACTATTTGTTGCTGGTTGTTTTAAAAGTGAATCAAGACTATGCTATAAATTTTCTAATTGCGCTTTAGCCTACTTTACGTCCGCAGTCATTACTAACTACGCACTATAAACCCTATCAGCCATATAGATATTACTCCTTTCACTCTTTTATTTTTATATATAAAACGAAAAAGGGTTATGAGAATATAATTCCCATAACCCTTTATTATATTCCTATTAAAATTTAAAATATAATTTAGTAGTCTTATCCTAATTTGCTTAATACGTCTTTTAATAATGTAAGATTTTCAGGATTAGAAATATTCTTTTGTAATTCATCAATATCAAAATTTAAATTATCATAATCAGTAGTCATAGCCTCTAAAATGCCGCGCACACTATTTTGCTATGCATAAATCTTATTAAGAATATCAATAATCCAAGTTTGTAAAGCGTTATACTCTCTCTCGCATATTGCAAGAATTTGTCCTAATAAAGTAGAAGACACTAAAGCATCATATAATTTATAAGAATTTTCTTTCTGTTTATCAGTAAAAGAAATATTAGTATAATTATAAACCATTTCTAATCCTAAATTTACTAAAACTTGAGGAATATTAAAATGCTTACTATCTGCTTCTAAAGTAGCACTTACTACTTTATTCATAATAGAAATCTTCTCTTGGATAGGTAAATATTTTCTTACTTCAATATTTTGCTCATTCCATTCAATAATTTCTATACTTTCATCTATTTTTAATCCTAATTTACTATAAGAAATTTTTGCCAAATTAAACAACTCCTTTTACTCTATTATACAAAAAATTTTTATGTATGTCAAATTATTTATCCATTTTATCTAAAGCTTTTATAGATATTCTTGTTCTATGAGTCTTAAAAGGCTATGACAAAGAACTAAATATTCCAGTATTTTCACCATTAATATAATCATCTAAAATGGATTGTGTACTAAATACTTTTATACTTCCATTTAAAGTTGAATCGTTAACTATTAAGAAATCTACCATCTCTTTATTACTATTACTATCTAACAAACCCAATCCAACTAATTCATAAGTTGAATAAATATGTCCTAAATGTTTCAAAATTAAACTTTTATGTTCATTATGAAAATCATAACAATTTTTCATTCTATAATACTAATCATATATTCTTTTATAGCTATAATTTGTAACAGCTCCAACCACACTAGCATACATTCTAAAAGAATTTGTACGACCTAGTTTTGATGCCTCAAAATGTTTTGAATTTTTTAAAGAAAATCTAAATGCTTTTAATATAGAAAAAGCTCTCAAAGCTTTCGCACTAGCTTTATAATCAATATTTATATGAATATTAAAATTTGAACCAGCGAAATCGGTTTTTCCATATCTTTCAACTAAAGCTTGCCTTGTTAATGTGTTATAATTATTCTAATCTTCTTTTACTATATTTTGAATTTCCTTTTGATAATCAGTAATTCTTTTTTTAGTCCCATTTTTATTTATATTAATAACAGCATTTGTTTTACCTAATCCACCTAAATTAAAGCTCCCCTATAAATCTTTTAACTATAATCCTTGGTCAAAAAACTATTCAGCAATATTTTTATCTAAAATGCTAGCAATACTTAACATTAAAGCCTCAAATTCATTTTCTAATTTATCGCCAGCAATGTTAGCGCTACTTCCTTCATATAAAAATAACTACTATCCACCCAATAAACTATTAACCCTTTCAGCTAAAAGTCTCATAATAGGGTCATTAGACTAATTAGCATATCTCAACTCATTTAAAAAATCTTCTAAAAACTAGGCAATATCACTTAAACCATTATTTCTAGAGTATTTTGTAGCTAAAGATGGATGAACTATATTTTCTAAAAAAAAATCTGTACTTATAGTAGCCATATTTTTTCTCCTTTCTCTCAAAAGTAAAAAAAAGGAGAGGAAATTAAATTTCCTCTCCTTTTTTTTATTCTTTTACAGGGGCATTTGCCTCTATTGCGACTTTTTTCTCTTCCTGCTTTTTAACAGGAAGTTTTTTTTCTTCAACCTTTTTCTGACGTTTTTCTACTTCTTTCTTTACAATAGTAGAAGCAGACTTTCGAGGGGTTGCATGAATAATCATATTATTGATTAGCCAACGAAACTATTTTCGTGTAAGGGTTCATGGAAGGTCTGTGTACGAACCATATCAGTAGACAGAACATCTTCGATGACCTGGATAGCAGCCATAACTTTCTTGGTGCTATCGAAACGAGTATAGCCGGGGAAAGCGTCAAGAGTAAAGGTGAAGGTTGAGGGGTCACCACTGGAAGCCATAGAGAAGGTGAAGTTAGACTGTACCTTGCAGTTAGGAATGATAAATTCAGCAGGCAGGTCAACACCGTCTTGGTTACGGAACAGAGTGGAGGCTTCTAAATAGAAGTTGCCGCCGAAGGATTCAGCAGTAATTTCAATCTGCTTTACGTTGGAAGCCTTTTCAGTATAATAGTCAACCAAGAAAGTAGAAACACCCTGAACGAACATATTGCTCATTAAATATTCATCATTAATTTCAGTGAGATTATGAATCTTATAATCTTTATCATCCTGATTAACATAATTATATTGAGATTCTTCAGAAGCATCTTTCTTCATAGGACTCTTTGGCTGAATAGTAATAGCATACTTTTCAGGTAATTTAGTTTCAGAAGCATCTTTAACATTTGCCCACTTGCTACCATCCCAATAAACTTCAACAGGGTCAGCAACTACAGGTAAATAAGGTTCAGAAACAACTTCACCATTTCTCATAGCCATAACATAAACGTAAGACTCTTGTTTTAAATATGCTCCACCAATCTTGGGTCCCATATAAGGCTTCTGACTTAAATAAATAGTAACGCCAGCAGTCTTATCTTCAGGGTTATAAGCAAAATCAGTAGTAGTTTCAGTAACGTGCTGCTTAATGGTGTTAGAAGAGTCGGCTTCAATCAGACCTGCGCCGGCCAGAATCATCAGACCTTCAGGAGAAATCAGAGCATCTTCCATAGTGAAAGTTAAGGTCTTTTCGCCGTCCCAGGAAACTAAACGAGCATTGCCGCGTCCGCCCTGTGCATAAACAGTGGTAGAAGCGCCTTCTAAAGTAGAAGTCTTTAAAGTATCGAAATACATAACGGGTTCATCTTTATAAAAGATTTTATGGCCAATTTTCATAGGAGCCTTGGCTTTTAATACGACGTCGCATATTTCGCGAATACCATATTTCATAAGTATTTTTCCTCCTTAAATTGTTTAATGAATATTCTTCATCCAATTTTCAACTTTTTTGTCGCTTTTAGCGCCAGCAAGTTTTCCTCGGATATCAATATCCCAATTTATATATAACGAATATCTCTCAATTAAGTCATATAACTAATACATTGTCAGATTAATACAATCTTCTAGTGACATTGAATTAAGCCCTACAGTAAGAGTGGAAAGATATTGGCTAAATATACTAACATTGGCAGAATCATTTAATTCAGCCACACGTTTGCGCCCGCGCATAAGTTTTTCAGCAATCTCTTTTGCTTTCTTATTCGCAGGATTAAAAGTATCTTCTTTTCGTTTTTCGCTATCAAAACAAAATACTTTTTCTAAAACTCCCTATAATATTTCAAAATTATCCTCGTCTATCATAGCACCTTCTGGCTAAACTATTAAAGAACGAGGAGTAAAAACTACTTTACTATTTGGGAATAATAAGGTCAATACTTGCTAAACAGCCGCTTTTTTATCAGCAGTCTATTCATCTTTCATAACCATCATAAATATCTAAAAATTATTCGTATCTTCCGGTATAGAATTGTCCATTAAAATACTTTTATTTATACATAAACATTGCGCGCCAGTTAAAAAATCTTGTTCACCAATTAAAGCAATTTCTTTCATTTTTGGCTAATGCACAACCAACTATAATTCGGGAATGGGTAAATCAGTCCCGCACATTAAACCTAATCTATAATCAATCATAAATAGGCATTTTCATAAAATTTTCAAGAAACTGCTATTCATCCATTGGATTGGGCATAAATTTTTTATCTTCGCCACCGTGTACAACTCTATATCTTAAACACATACCTGCATATTCATCGTTTTCAATTAATTTAGAATCTAATGATAAAAATTCCATTTCACCCATATTAGTTAAATGCTTTTTATCAAGCATACTATCAAGTTCAGCCGCAATTCTAAAAGGTCTTAATTTAAAGTCTTTTAACATCCATTGGTCAACGTGACATATAATATCAAATTCAATTATATTATCTCTAAACTCTGGATTATAAGTTGTCTAAAAACCATCAAAATTAATTAATAAATAATTTTCTACTAATTTATCTACTTTAATTTTTGGAACAAATTTAATATTATTTTCAATTAAACTTTGCATTTGTTCTTCATTTAAATCTTTACGATTTAATGCATCTGGCGTGTTATAATATAATAATTTTTGTAAACTACGATTTTCAAAAATTCTATCCATAATCAAAGCCGCGTCTTTTTCAACTGATAAAAAACTTGATTGTGGATTTTTTACATTTACAATATTCATACACCTTTTACTCCTTTTAAATTAAAACAATGACTCAACTACAATAGTTTTCTTTATATCACCATAATATAAATCAAATTGTCCAGAATAAGAAGAACTCCATTTAATAATTATTTCTTTTCCTTTTGGAGCAGCCTAAATCGGCAATTTCTTATCCCAAGTCCAAGAGGAATCATTATTTCCTTGATAAGTATAAGTATGAGTTGTTTTAGGTTTTATAAAAGTATCTCCATCAATTAATTCAGTAATATTTGGGTCGTTCTATTCAGGAATTAAAGCACCCACTAAACCCTTTTCAATATCATCTTCGTGGTCATTTGAATAATATTCAACGGCATTTACTTCTATAATTCCAGGAGTACTATATCTATCAACAGCCTCAATACGCCAACACACATCATCACCCTTTAAATAAAATTTAGTATAACGCTAGAAGAATTTTTTATTTTCTTCATTATAAGGTACTAAAAAATTTAAAGAATAATTAGGATTGTCTATACTTATTTCGTGCTTTTGAATATAATCTATTTTTGTTTCTACAGGACCTCTTAATGCCGCCATTGTGTTATGTAAACCATTATCGTCTTCCCAATTAATTTCATAACTACAACGTCTAATTTGTCCTCTAAAATAAGCCAATTCAGTCATATCTTGTAAATAAATTAACCAATAAGAATTAGTTCCAATCCATTCAAAAACATCACCGACTTGATAATTATATTCATAACCTATAGAAATAATTTTATCATCATAGTCTTGTTTTAATTTATTAGGGTTAATTAAAGCCTTATATTGTAATTCATCGTTTAGTTTTTTTACATAAGCACCCTAATAAGAATAGTTAACTGCGCGGCTCAATGTTTTGCGCTTATCAATAATCATTCGCTCTTGCTATAAAGATGTAAAAACATCAGGATTTTGATATTTATTTAACATCTCTGATTTAACTATTCTTTGTTTCATTAAATCTAAACTGTTAGCCAAGGTTTTAACCCCCTTAACAGGGTAATAGATTCAAAAACGGTTTTTCGATAAAAATCAAAATCCGTTTCAATATTTTTTAAACCTTCTAATTTACTTAATAAAATTAAAAAGTTTTCATCAATATTAAATATATGATAAAGACCGGTAATTTCACAAATCACAGTATCTAACTGCAACTCCCAAGATTCTTCTTTTTCTCGCATTGGGATCAATTTCCATATTTGATTAGTTAGTCTATTTATATTTGTCTGAAAATTTTCATCTTCAACAACAAAACCATATTTAGTCATCAAGGGCGCTAACCTCCCTCAATACAGACCAGTTAGATTCTATATAACCATCAGCAGTATATCTGCGACGTTTATATAAACGCTACATATGAAATCCCATTCTGCGAATTTCCGTTTTTAATGATAAAAGTTTTGCTAAATGATTTGCTTGGGAAGTCATTTTAAAATCACTTCCAGAGTATTTCATTCTTGTAACTTCTATCGAAGCAATCTAGCGATTTATCCAAGCCTCTTCCATAAGTAAGGCCAAGATATTCATTTCTTCATCATTTAAATCAGCATTAAAATAAGAAGTATTCTACGGAGAGAATACTTCTTCAAAGGCTTCATCTATATCTCCACCATCTAGAATTCCATCAGGTGTTAAATCTTTTATTGCGCCGCCATCTATAGCGTCTCTGATTGCGTTAGGCGCATCCAATCCGCTTAACACATAATCTAATCTTTTACGAGGAAATTCAAAGCCTGGAATTGCATCAATTAATAATTGACGCATATCTTGTAAAGTATCTTGAGGAGTTAATTCTAAATACATATCATCGGTAATTTTACCTAGAAATCTTTCATATATATAAAAGAAAGATGTCATATGTATAAAGCCTCCTTAAATTATTCAGCCTTACTTACTACATTATATTTAGTAGTGGTTCTGCGGCGAGTAGGAGCCTCTTCAGTCTTAACACGACGTTCGAAAGCCGCAGGTTCGATTTGTCCAGCCTTACTTTCAGCCTTTTCTGCTTCTAAATTCTTTAAAGCAGTATCAACGTCAAATCCAGTCTTTTCTTTTAAAGCATTGCGCTTATCATAATCCATCAAAGGGACTGAAACCGCAAATTGCTTTAATAAATCAATTACTCCAATAGGAGCAAAATCTAAACAATCTAAAAATGCATCTAAAGAGCCATTTTTAATCAAATTAACAATATCTGCTTCGCTCATATAGTATTCATTTTCAGGTTGAATGTTTAATTCTTGGATTGCAGCATTTTCAGTAATTTGTAAAAAATTACGCATTAAAGTAGTACCGCCTTGTTGATAACTTAATTTTAAAAGTTCAACACAAGGAATTCTTTTAGTTTCACCAGGCTGAAATTCTCTACGAATACCATCTTCTCTGATATTATAAACAACCATACTGGAACTTCTATTCTTTACATTGACAATTCTATTTTCATTCATTTCAATAATCTCCTTTTACTCAAAAACAATAAGGGGATGGGGAAATCCCCATCCCCAAATAAAATATATATTTAGTTAATTAAAATTAGCCTTGAACGTCTCCGCCATCAACATCATCTTGAGAACCAGTGATGTTACCTGCGTAGTCACGAACATAACCAGTTACACCGTCTAAATGCCAGGTGACCATATCACCCAGTAATTCGGTGTCACAGTAGCAGCAAATGTTGTTAGCCAGCATTGCTAAAACGCCAACCTTCTTGTAAACGTGGATTTCACGAGACCAGTCATAGTTGTTATCGCGTTCAGCAACTAAAGTGCCGCCTTCAAAAGCGATCTTAACAGGCTTGCTGTCAGCGCAGGAAGGAATAATCCAGCAATAACCGGGATCAATAACCTTGCGGCTATTGGTTCCATCTTCGAAGCCCTGCTCTAAAATAACAACCTTATGGCCCTTATAAGAAGCCAGACGACCAGTTCTCCACAATTCATCCTTCATTGCTTCAGTATAACGCCAAGCATCTTTGGGAATCATACGGACAGCAAATTCATAAGTACAATAAATAGTAGGAGTACCATAAGCGCCAGCAATCATCAGTAACTTGTCGAAAGCAGCCTCATCGAAACCATTAGTAGCAACACGGTTTGCAGGAGGTAACTGATTAATAGAAGCCTTCAGAGCAGCAGCAACTTCTTTATAAATCAGTTCATCCATACCTTCCATAACAATGCGAGTGACAACAGAGAAGTCAACACGACCATCAAGGAATTCTTCGAAGCCGATTTGAGCGGCGCCGCCAATAGCACTAGTAGGTACCATAAAGGATTCTTCGCCAGCACTTAACTTAAATACTTCATAAACACCTGCTAAACCAATGCGAGTAACGAACTGCTTTGCACGATGGTTGGAGCCGAGTTTTCTGCGGAAGACAGCACGGTCACCCTGTGCGAAAGTCTTAACTTCAGCAAACTGGGCATACTGTTCTTCAACTTTCTTAGGAAGAACTTCATTTAAAGTTTCTTCAATAATAGAGAAAATCAGGTTCTTATTTTCACGATATAATGCATAAGTACCTGCTAATTCATTAAATTCCTGACGTAAAGTCTCATTTAAAGCCTCGTAAGACAGAGACTGTCCATCAAAACTGTAAGCAACAGGAGCAGAAGGGTCAGCCTTTGCGACCTGTTTGGCAAGAGCAACTAAATTATTTCTATCTAAAGCCATTTTTCTTCTCTCCTTTCATTAAGCGATACGCATTAATTTAACACCGCGCTGATGGTCGGGCATAGTATAAACTTTAACAACCTGCCACTGGATAGAGCCATCGCCGGACTTGCTTAAAATACCATCAGCAGCACGAGGACTTAAAACGTCACCGACTACTAATTCTTTTTCCATAACCATATTAGTGGTAAATAAATCACCAGGCATAGTCTTTAATACACGAGGAACCATAACAGTGCCTTCGGGCATTCTCTTTTCTCTATAAGGTCCTTCAATATGGAAAGGATCTTCATTATAATGTAATTCATAAGGATCGGTAGCAGCAGGAGCAGTAACCTTATCGAAAGGATAAACCTTACCATTTAATTCAATAGAACTATTGCCTTCTGCGTCGACGCCATTATAATATCTGGTCTGACGGTCCCAAGCAGTATCTAAATCAGCAGTGGGATTGCCATCCTTATCAACACCATAGCCAAATGGACTATAGATACGAGCGTTGTAATTGTGCTTTAACATAGCAAATTCGCAATCCATCTGCATTGGGTCACGATATAACTTAATTTCATTAAAGACCATCATCCACTCGCCTGCGCCAGTGAAGTTAACAACACCATTAGCATAGTCATACTTAACGAACTGACCTTGCTCTAAAATCTGAATATCTTTATTAGCAGGTAACTGTGCATAAACCTGACCATTGCGCTGTGCACTTAAATGGTTGGGTTCTACCTGACCGAAACCATAATCAACATATCCGCCAGCGGCTTTAGAAGCCTGGGAGACGAAATGCTGACCAATGAAATCTTTTAGCATTTTATATGTCCTCCTTAAATTAATTTAAAGTTTTCGCAACTGACATTGCTCTCTTAACCCAAGCAGGAGTAGAACTATCATCAGTATCAGTTAGATTAAAAGTAGTAGGTTTATTATCTTTCTTATCTTCATCAAGATTGAAATTAACCTTGTTGCGAACACAAATAATAGAAAGTTTTGCTTCAATATCATCTAAAGAATAAGTATCAATATTATCAATAACTTCTTTCTTATCTTCATCAGAAAGCATATAGAAGTTTTCAATCATTGCTTCTTTTTCTTTCTTCTCAATTTTAGCCTTAAAATCTTTTAAAGAAGAAATTTCAGTTTCTAAATTTTCTTTTTCAGTTACTAAAGCATTGTAATTTGCCTCTAATGCGCTATAACGGTTTAATAATTCAGTGTATTCTTCTACTTCTTCAAGAACATACTTTTTCTTTTTATCTTCGTCATTATGCTCACAGGTGCATTCAGACTTTGGTTTGCCGCATTCAGGGCACTTTTCTTCTGATTTATTATCAGAATTCTCGGATTTAGTTTTTTCTTCTTTGCCCTAATTTTCTTCATCTTTTTTTGCTTTGTATTCAGCAATTGCTTCTGCACTGAATTGAGGCTCTTCTTCTGGAGTATACTCAATAACTTCAGTTTCTTCAGCAAAAGAATAAGTATTAGTTTCAGCATCTAAAGAAAAACTTAATTTAACATACTCTTCACCATTTTTGAGAACAGCAAAAGTACTTTCATCCTCAAAAATTCCCTCAATAGTCATTTGAGAAAGATTTGTTTCAACATAACTATAAAGAGCAGTCCATAAAGCGTCACCAATTTCAACACTATATCTGGAAAACACTTTTTCTCCTCCTTTATTATTTAATAACTCCCTCAATTCATCCATCATTGTACGAAGTTCATTTTTAAAACTATCATCAAATGAGAACTCTATTGTGGGCTTGGTAATTGTAGAACCTTCAAAACAAGGTTCTTCTTCATCACCTAATATACAAAGTTTTGAAATAATTGCTTCATTGATAATGAAGAATTCAGGCATACCATTATTATCTTCTGTCCAATAAGCATTTAAAGTTTCTTCATCTAATTCCATTGAATGATTATTTCCTTTATCAACACAGCGTTGACATTCTTTATACTATTTAGTCCATAACCATCCTTCGGTCATTAAATATTCACGCTCAAATTGGTCATCATCAATGAATTTCTAAAACCACACCTTAGCATTTAAATCAACAAAACCATAAGGCTTAGTTTTATCAATAATTTTAAATTCTTTATTTGTGATTTTTATTTCTCTACTATGTTCTTCAAAATCTTCATTGTCTTCAATATAAAAACCAACAATAGGACAACCAGGCAAACTATTAGCCATTTTAGTTGCTACTTCTTTTGTAATAATACTTCTATTACGATTTGGTTTATCACTGACATAACATACCTTAATTTCGCATTTAGAAATTAAAGGATTATATGGAGTTATATTGATAAATTCAACAGGTGAAGATTCTAATCTAACACTTTTATGTCTCATTATTCATCCTCCTTAACTCATTGATTCATTATTCTAAATGGTTTTTTCACTTTTTTCGCCTTCAGCCTTTTGCGGGCGTCCACCTTTGTTATCTCCAGTAGTAGACGCAGATGTAGAAGTAGAAGTTTTCTTCTACCCTAAAATATCCTCGCCGCTTAAAGTAGAACTCATAAGTGGAGGAATCATAATTTCGCTTAATTTTAAATTATCATTTTCAAAATAAGCAGTATTTAAGATGAAACTCTATGAATGTCCAAGCGCAATTTGCGGCAACATTTTTGAATATCCTAATTGAGTTTGTTCTTTATACATTTTTGATAAGTCTTTATAATTATATTGTGTAGTTTCAAGCATATAAAATTTAAAGACATATCCGCCTTTTTTAGAAAACTTTTTAGCAATAATATTATCAAAGAAAATATGAAACTATAATAATAGATTACGCATTATAGATTCATCATTTAAAATAGATTTTTCAAGAGATAAATTACCATCAGTATTAAATAAGTTCTGTGAAATACCAAAAGCATTAAATAATGCTCTTTCTATTTTCTCTAAATCATCAGTAGTTGTTGAACTATTACTATCGTGCGTATCTATTGAATCAATATCAGCAAAAGTAGTTAATACATCAACACCCACTGAACGTTTTAACATCTGAACTGCGTTATTATGAATATCTCTTGCTTCATCAACGTCAAAAATCAAATCGCCATTCTTATCTCTTGGAAGTTTTTGAACTATAATTTTTAATAATCGTTGCATTTGTTTGCGACGGTCTAAATCTTGCGCTGCATCTAAATCTAAAATTGCGGGAATAGCATTAATAAACATTGGGACATCACTATTGTTAAAATTAAATTTAATACTTGAACCTATATCTAATAAATACCAACTACCATATTTATCATTCATATTATCTCTTGGTAATTTACCTTGTTTATAAAGCATATATCCTTTTTTAAATTCATCAGGAAAAAGATTTAATACTCGCATTCGATAATTAATATCGCTAAAAGTATCAAAAAAACGCATATCAAATTCAATAGCGGGCAATTGACCTACAAAATATCTTGAACGGCAATATTTAACAGGCAACTACTGTAAAACAATCTAATCATTAGAAGGAACAAGATAAGCATAATATGCTCCATTCTTAATTACTTCTAAAGCAATGTCTCCGCATATCTTTTTAATATGGCTTGCATCTAAATATTCAAGAACTTTATTAAACTCTTTTAATATTTTTTCATCTTTAATTTTATCATCATAGATGGTCGGCGCAACATACCAATCATATCTATATAAAGAAGCAAAATAATTACAAACTCTTTCATAAATACCATTTATATTATAATAAAAATTTGAAATATTTCGTAATTCTTCTAAATTGTGTTGTCCAATAGCCATCTAAATAAAAGCCTTATTAGTATATTGATGCCGAGGAAAAGATTTCTGTAAAGACCCTAAATCCAAAACCGCATCAGTTAAAGTTTTAGTGCCTACTTTTATTTTTCCATAATCTAAAAATTCACTTATTTCATCACGTCTATTTAAATTATATTCAGCATAACTATCACTTATATTAAAGCCTTTAGCGTGAATAGATTCTTTATTCAAAACTCCACCTCCTTAATAACCAGCAAGTTTCATAATATAGTCATATGAAATGAGGTTTTCTTCTGTATATGGAATTTCAATTAAAGTAAAATCGTGAAGCGCGCAAAATCTTCGCTTTTGATTATCATTGTATTGCTATTGGTACAATCCTTTTTTACCACCAAATTTCTAACTTGCTTCATAATGCTATTTACCTTGATATTCAATAATAAAATCAATATTACCATCATCATCAAATACAACAAAATCAAAACGAAGGGGTCTGCCGCCAGGACTATTTAATCCAGGAAAACTATATTCCATTTTAAAAGGCAATTCAGCATCAGTTAAAATTTCTTCTATTTTTAATTCGGCACGTGAGGCTCTCACACGACCCCTCCTTTCTATTAATTAAAAAATTGCCAATCTTTTGCGTTAAATCGCTTTTTCTTCTTCTTATTGTCTTCTTCTTCTTTAATATAATACAATCCATATTCAAAAGCAGAAAACTTATCTTTCTTAATGCCTTTATTAGCCTATTTGAGAATAATGTTTACGCCTTCATTTTCTTCACGTAAATTCATCATCTCTTCTTTTAATATGGATGTTAAACTAAAAGGTTTTAAATATTCTGCCCTTTTTTCTGGAGTCATTTGCTAACCCATTTTTGTACCTAATAATTTTATTTTCGCGGCACGTTCATCAATAAGCATTTTAACCTTACCGGAAGAAAGTTGAGATTGTACATTCGCGTGCGCTTCTGTATTAATTGGCGCATTTGCTTTTATAATATAAACTGCGTCTTGTTCACAATTATTAGTTCTATATTTCTTATAATCTCCATCTGGGTCATTATAAATTCCAAAATCAGGATAAGTATCTCCATCATCTGGATTAATCTATGTTTTTACTAGATAATCTACTAATCCAATACCTAAACCATTACCGTCAATAATTAATCTTTTTGCATTATATTTATAAAATAATTTCTTTAATTCAATACACTGTTCTTCAAAATGTTCATTTGATATTGTATATATATTAACTAAAGTTTTAATAGATGCGCCTTGCGGCTATGGAGTGACCTTAAAAACGCATACGACAGTATCGCATCCTTTACGTCCCACATCGCAAGATAAAATATAAAAACTATTTTTATTAGAACGTCCAGATGCTTCATATTCAGGTTGTTTTAATATTCTATTTCGTTCAAAAACTTCTGAACTGAAAAAAGCATCTTCTACAGTTCCAGACCATTTAGACTCATATTCTCTATCAAATGAAGCCTCGTTGTAAGTACCCTCATTTTTTTGGTCAGTAATAAATGTTTTCTATTGTAATCCAACAGCAACAGGCGTTCGCCAAGTACCACCTAAAACTATACATCGGTCAGGTTGTGTAATCATACGAACTAATAAACCAATTAATCTATCATAAGGGTAAGTATTTTTGTATCCAGCAGTAGTAATATAAATTTGACTTTTATTAACGGCCTCTTCCTCGTGCGTTGAACCATCAGCGGCACGTCTTGGGATAGCCATAACAGGAATAATAACTTCGCGCAATGTAGTATCATCGATACCAACACATTCTTCCATTAAACCCCCGTGTCTACGCTAACCACGAGAACTCTCTCTCGCCGCAAGGTTATCAAGTTGAGAACCATTTTTAAATTTATAAACTACTCTATCTTTACCTTCTAAAGTTTTTCCTCGACCCCAATCAATTTCTCGAGAAAAACTTGGAATTAATCTACATATTTCTTGAACTTTATCGTGAAGAATACTAGCACCTTGTTCTTTACCTCCAGATGTAACAAATAAATGTACTCCAGGATATAAAATACATCTAATCATAAGTGCCATAACTGATAGAAAAGATTTAGAGTAAGCGCGAGGGAATACCGCGTACACATACTAAAAACGCATAACGCAGCGCAAAAAAACTCTTTGATAAAAATAAAATTTAAATTCTCCTGGTTTTTCTTCTGTGCGCGTTCCTCGTACCATAAAATCAACAAATAAATCTGGATATTCTCTCCAAAAGGCTGTATATTGTCTAATTACAGGTAAAACGGCTCGGACACGCTCTTCAGACAAACCAACCTTTTTTCGTTGGACAGATAAATCTAATAAATTAGATAAAGCCATTAAATTTCATCCTTTATCATAAACATATTTTCATCTTCTTCAATTTGTCCTTCGATAAATTCATTAAAATCTTCAAAATCTTTATCAACAAGAGTTCTATCCAAATCTTCATAAGATAATTCAATATCATCTACGATATCAAACTCTTCATTTGCTTTTGCGTCTTCATCTTCTTTGGCATTTTGTTTTAATGCCATTTCAATCATACTACTTAAATTAGTTTCTTCTTCAATTAAAGTTCTTGTATATCTTTGCATATCTTGAATAGTAAAATCAACTTTGTCATTTGGCTATTCAATATAGTATCTTTCAATATATCCTTCTTTTTCACACATTTCAATTAATTCTCCAACAGAATCAACAAATTCACCCTATTCGGCTTTGTTTTGAGCAGCAGTAAATTTACCAGACTTCATAAGTCCATCATACATTTTAATCATCTTTTGCGCTCCATCAACATCACCAAGGTCAAGTAGTTGATTTGCTTTAAGCGATGTTTTGCAAATTAATTTTAATGTATCAATATGACCTGCGGTTTGAATATCATATGACCCCATCATTTCTTCATATAACTATTCAAGTCGAACCCATTCTTCAGGTCTATAAGTTTTTCCCCATTTTAATCTTAAATAAGTTCTATCTTCATCAGTTAAATCGTCATTAAAATTTGTTTCATTATCTCTATCAAAATAATCTTCTTCTTCAAAAGTTATATCATTTTGTTCTAAACGAGGAGAGGAAGGAGGTGGAGGCGGCAATAACTCTTCACTTGGTATAGCATAATCTTGACGGTCAAGCGCAAGCGCAATCTCATTATCATCATAACCTTGCTACATCATAGTGATTTTAAGTTTATTTGCGGCCATTTCTTTTAGATGTTCATTATCTTTCCATCTATAATCTTTATATTGTTTTAATTTCATCTTGGATAAATATCTACCAAGAATAGTTGTTCCTGTTAGTTTGGTTTTATCTTTGGCATATTTTACCATCAATTTCTACCATTCTTCTGGAACCCAAGGAATATCAACTTCCTATAAAATCCATAAAAAAGTTTCTGGATTAAAATTATCAACGTGTCTTGTTATACATTTCTTACATTCGGGTAATTTACCATTTGGCGGATATTTTTCAGTGTTATATGAAGTGTAAAACTGTTCTTCCGCCATTGTTCTATTACAAGTTTTACAATAACATTGATTTGACATAATTATCCCTACTTTCCTTTAGAATTGCGGCAACATTTACAAATACTATATAAATTATCTTTGCTGGTTTTATTTTTACTAAAATATTTATTATGGGCTAATTTAATTTGCCCACATCTAGAGCATTTCTTAAATTTACCTTTTTCAACATTAGTATAGTACCAATACAAATATTCATCTTCTGCGGTCGACGCAATTAATTTAGGAATTTTATTTCGCCATAAACTTGAAATATACTCAAGACTATGTTTAATACCAAATTCCATTTGTAAAATTTGCTAAATATCAATATTTTGCATACCATCGATTTTACATTCAACAATTCTCATATATAAAGGATAGTCGGCTAATGCTTTATCACATATATTTTCAAAATCATAAATGAGATACCAAGTATCTCCTTCAAACTAATCCCAACTATCTTGCTTTAAACGAGAATAATTGCAAAGTATTGCTGAACAAATTTCTGGATTTAATAAACTAACTCCTTCTGGAATTGGATATCCGTCTTCATCAAAACGATAAGTAGTATCTTCTAATTTTAATGAGTATTTAGAACGAGTTAATTTAGTAGGAATAATAGGTTGTCTATAAGAATTTTTTATTAAATATTGGTCTTTGCGCATTTCAATTAATGCTTTTTTTATTGTAAAGGCATCTTTACCTTCAGTTACTTTGAGTTTCGCATCCCAAACATCTATGGCTTCGCGCAATTGTTTTAATGGAGGAATTTCTTCTATATCTTTTTTAGTTATTGTTATCTTTGGTTGAAATATTACATTTTTATTATTAGTTATTAAATTATATATACCATCTTCGCCATTTTCAAGTTGGGAAACAAGACCCTCAAAAGAAGTTTCTCTTTTATTAACAGTAGTCATTCTATTGTCAGTGAGAATTTTCTTTTCTTTTTTTTCTTGTTTCTCCATACAAAGAATTAAGTAGTCTGCTAAAATCTCCGAATATTTTGCATTTTGTTCA